CGGGCCCCGGGGCTGCCAGCGGTGGCAGCCACGGCTGCGTCCCCGGCTGCGTCCCAGGCTGCGTCCACGGCTGCGACCCCGGCTGCGGCCCCGGCTGCGTCCCTGGCTGCGTCCCTGGCTGCGTCCCTGGCTGCGGCCCCGGCTGCGGCCCCGGCTGCGACCCCGGCTGCGTCCACGGCTGCGACCCCGGCTGCGTCCCTGGCTGCGTCCCCGGCTGCGTCCCTGGCTGCGTCCCTGGCTGCGTCCCCGGCTGCGTCCCTGGCTGCGTCCCTGGCTGCGTCCCCGGCTGCGTCCCAAGTTTTGCCCCGATGCATACGCCATTCGGGAAGCGGATTGCCGTCCGGCTTGAGCCACGGTACTGAGGGAATCTCATCGCTCACGAATCGCTCGGTGCGCAAAAGCCAATCGGGCTTGGGCAGTAGCCGCAGCAACCGCGCCTCCCGCACTAGCACCTTGTCATCGCGCGTTTCAACGATCGCGGGCGCATCGGCCTCGTAGAGATCAGCGCCCCATACCCACCAGCGGAACGGCTCGCGCGTGAGATGAATCCCACGCTCGCACATCTTCAAGTCGCCCTCGACGCGTAGCCACTCGCCGGGCGTGCCGTTCTCTGGCAACGACCATTGCATGGTGCCGCCGTTGCACGACTTGCCGTCTTTAAGCACCTTGTAGAGCGGCGCGGCCATTACTCCTCCCCCTTCTGCGCGGCCTCGGCTGCGGCGATCTCGTCAGGCGCCAGCTCCTCCAGCGCGGTGTCCTCCAGCTTGGTGCAGCTAAGTTCCATGGGCAGGTGCACGATGAACAGCCGGCGCCGCCTGGCCTCCTTCACCGCGCTGGCCGTGCCACCGCCCCCAGGAAAGGTCACCAGCATGTCGGCGTTGCGCAGCATCATGCGGTTGCGTATGGGCCCAGCCGCCGGGCCCGCGGCACGCCACAGGGCGTCCTCGACGTGAAACGACACACAGGGGATACCTCGCGCCGCGGCCCAGGTGGCGGCACCCGTGTCGGCTCCCGTGGCCCCGCCGTGCAACAACACGGCCCACCCGCCAGCGGCGTTGAGCAGCGCCCGCACCGTGTCGAGCGCGTGCTCGTCCTGCGCGGTCACCTGGTAGGCTCGGCCACCAGCCACCGCCACCCGGAAGCCCGTGGCGTTCATCGCGGGGCCTCCTCGTCCCACTGCAGGCGCAGGGCCTGCAGCTGGTGCACGATGCGGTGCACGGCGTCGCTCACGAGCAGCACGGCCATGGGCGTCGCCCCGCCGACCGAGCGCTCGGTTTCGTCCACCACAGCCCGGGCAATGCCGAGCGCAGCCGCCAGCCCGGCGGCCCGGCCGGCGTACAGGGCCTCGGTCACGGCGTAGCAGAGGGGGCTGCAAAACCCGCGGTAGCGCACCGGGTCCTGACACCCCACGCGGCGGCAGAGCAAGGCGGCCGTGGCCTCCTTTTCGGGTGGCTGGCTGGGCGCCGTCATGGCTCGGCCCGCACCAGCTCGCCGATCGTGCTCGGCGGCAGTGGCCCCACCTGCAGCACCAGCCGGCTGCAGCAGGCGCACTCGATGCGCAGGGTGCCCGGGCCCTCGGGCTCCCACACCACCTGCACGCTGGCATGCGGGTGGCACACCGCATGCAGCCGGCACCGATCGCGCCCGGGGGCCTCAAAACGGGTTGGCATAGTCGTCCTCCTCCTCGGCCTGTGCGTTCGCCAGGGGCTCCTGGGCGGGCTTTTGGGCTGGGGTTGGTGCCAGCGCCTGTCCCGGCGTGGCAAAGCCCACCACGGGGCGCACTGGCTTCAGGCAGCCACAATCGCACGGCGGTGGTGGCTTCAGGCTTTGGCCACAGGCCGGGCACACCCGCATGCCCGCTGCCACCCGGCGCAGGTGCTCGACTTCGGCAGTGAAATCGTGCGTTGGCCAGGTGGCCTGGTTGGCTTCGAGGCGGTCGGCGGCCTCGTCTGCCGGCATGCCACGCAGCTGTCGCCGGCCAAGGTCGATCCGAAAGGCCCCGTACTCCCGGTGCGCGTACGACCACTGCCAGTTGCGCCGCAGGAACGACTCCTCGGCCTCGGTTTCTGTAATCTCGGCCTTGGCGTAGACTTGCACGTGGTGCTCGGGCAGCACGTGGCGCAGGTTCGATCGGCCCAGGCGCATCGTTGTCTCGGGGCACACCACGCAGCGGCTCATCGGCGGGGCTCCTTCTCTGGCACCAGGCCGCGCAGCAGCCGGGCCTTCTCGCGCTTCCACTCGTCCTCCTCGGGGCGGGTGGTGGGTGGGGTGGCGGGCTCAGGCTCGTCCTCCCAGCGGCGCTCGTTTAGCCACGTGGCTGGGTGCGGCACGTACTGCCCGTTGTCGCGCCGCCACTGCCACGACTCGCGCTGGCCATCCACCGCGGCCAGTATGTCGGCCACCAGCGCTGGCCCGGGGCGAATCTTTGCCCAGGCACGCACAGCCGCGCCCTTGCCAACCTTCCGGGGATAACGCAGCCAAAAGGCCGTGAACCCCGCGTCATCCGCCCCCGGATGACGAAGCGCTCGCTTAGGCTTTAAAACCATCTCGGAGGTAGACCCCGCACCGCCCCCCCTTGAAGGTGAAGATGAAGATGCAGATGAAGGCTGGCCGTTTGCTGGCCCACTTGCTGGGCCATTTGCTGGGCCATTTGCGTGCCGCTTGTTCACCACCGCGATGCGCGCCGCCTGTGCGCGCTTTGCACTTAGCTCATCCATGGCGGCCCGCACCAGCTCCTGTTTGCGGTTCACAAGTCGGTCACCCCTGGGCTCAAACTCGGTGACGACTTGCTGCCAGTTTCGACGCCACTCGCGGACATCGCAACCGACCGATCGGCGGATGGTCTGCTCGTCCAGGGGCAGGCCGTGGTTGTCCCAGGCAAAGGCCAGGAGGTCAATGAACAGCCCGCGGCCAGCGAGCGTCATGGCGCGCACCTTGCCACTGGTGAGCCAGTCCTTGGCGTAGAACTGAAAGGCGGGGGGCTTGCCATTGCGCTTGCGCGGGGCGGGGGGGGCGGTGCTAGACTCCAACGCGGTCCTCCTTGACGGCTGGACCAACCCACACGGCCGGTGCCACCTCGCGGGGGTGCCGGCCGAACCTTTTGCCCATGGTGCGCCATCCCTGGTGCAGTGCCAAAAGCAAAGTTACCCACCATCTACCCACCGGTCAAACGGCGCACTGGTGCTGGCTGGGCGAGCGGTTTCCCACCGGTGGCGGTCGGGCGCCAGCTGCCCAGCACCACACACAGCACCCCCACGGCCACCGCCACCAGCACCACCACGGCCAGCACCGTGGCCAGGTGGGCCTCGTTGCTGCCACGGTGCCAACGGGTCATCGCCGGAGGACGCCCAGCTGGGCCTGCGTCGCCACGCCCGCCTTGGTGCTCATCTCGTAGCTCTCCTTTGGGGTTTAAATTGGGCTTTCTTCCACGGCCATTTCCACTGGCTCACCCACCAGGCGCTCCTGGCTGATGGTGGGCCGTAGCTCCTGGAAAGCCCGCGGGTAGCGCATGATCATGTGAAACCCGATCATGCGCACTTGGTCCATGCTGCATCCGCGCAGGGCGTTCATCACCACACGCTCGGCCTTGAGGTCGGGGTCGTTGCCCCGGCGTCCAGGTTTCAGCACTATTACCTCACACTCCTTCCGTGGGGTGGGGGCCGCTCTCCTGTGGCTCATCTTCACGCTCGGCGCTGGTCATGCAAGCACCATCCTTGGTCCAGGTGATGAGCTTGGCGGGGGGGACTTGGGTGGGCAGGGTTTCGCCGCTGGTAAACATGCGCGCTTCGCGCTGGCGCTCGGGCCCCAGGCGATTGGAAATGAACCACGCGGCGGACTCCGGGGTGGCGAAGGGCAAGCAGACCCAGTGGAGCTTATCCATGGGAAGGCTTAGACTGAGGGCCGGTGACCGCACTTGCGGCGGACGATCCCGAACGACCTGCCGCAGCACCATCCTGGTGGGGGTGCACGACCGCATCGCCCGGGGAGGTTTTCGCCGCCGCCGGCAGTGGTTGCCCACCGCCCGCGGTCCCCGGCCCTTGCTGCTTGGTGGCGCGCAGTTGCATCAGCGCATCGTACAGCCGGCGGCACCCCTCGCGGTTCAGGCTCGCCATGGCAAAGGTGCTGGGCACACCGGCATCGCGCGCCAGCTTGGGCGGCAGCACCACATGGCGCGCGGCGTCCGGCGTGAGCCGGTGGTGCCGTATTTGGCACTCGTCCAGCAGGCGCACCAGGGCGGCCTCCTGCGTCGGGTCGAGCTGCCATGCGTCGGGCATGAACGCTTCGGCCGATACGGGCGGCTCGGGCCCCAGTGGTCCATCACTGCCCCGGCCGGCACCAGCCGGGGCTGGGCCACGAGCCACCCCCGCAACCACGGCGCCCCGCTGCCCGCCGTGCTCGCGCGCCAGCTGAAGCACCAGGCCCTCCTGCGCGTCGGTCAATTTGCCAAAGCGCGGCGCCCGCTGGGCAATGTCGGCGATAGTCGGATGATCCACCCGCAGGGCCTCGGCCACGTCGGGCCGCGCCGCCAGGTAGGTGTCCCACTTGCTCTCCTGGGTGCGCTTGCCGCTCGCCCGGTTGCCGTCATCGTCTTCGCCCTCGGCCACGATGCCCAGTAGTGCCATCGCACCGTAGCGCCGCCCGTACTGCGCACCCGACGCCAGGTCCTGCGCCGACAGGGCCCCGCCCGGCATGATCAACTCCTCCTCGCCGCCCTCGTCACCCGGGCGGCGCTTGCGCCGCTTGGGCAGCGCGCGCATCGGGATGCGGTTCGAAATCCACTGCCCGCTGGGCCCGTGGGCCAGCGTGGTCACCGTGGTGATCCAGTCGGGCCGCGCGGGGTCATGCTCAAAGGTTTGCCACAGCGCCAGCCCTTCATCGGCAATGGGGCCGCGCACCACGTCCATCACCGCGGCGAGGTCGGCATAGCGCGAGTTGTAAAACGGGTTGGCGGCGTTGCGCTTCACGGCATGAAACCTGGCCTGCGCCCGCGCCAGCGCCGCCACCACCTGGTCGATGCGATCGCTGCGCTCTGCCACCACGGCCGGCGCACCACTCAGAGTCTCCACGCTCGCCTGGCTCGCCAATAGGCCTTGAATGGTGTTCATGGGGGTGCGCGCCTTTCGGGGCTGGGGGGATGCCCGGCAGCCGAGTGATGCCATCGGTGGCGGGCCTCTCGTTGGCTGCCACCCATGGGCGGCTGCCAGGCACGGCCAATTATGCCAAAAGCGGCATGTGAGCGCAAAATGTTTTTTCTAACCAGGCCAGTGGCAGCGACTTATGGCTGCAATTTTTTGCCCTTTGCCGGCGCCGTTGCGGCACAATGGTGGGGTGCCGGTGGCCGGGGCCATTTGCCCGCCATGCACGGGCAAAGCGCCCAACCAGGCGGGCCCAGCCAGTGCAGGGCAACGACTTAGGCCCGGGCCGGCTTTTGCAGTGTGGGTTGGTCGTGTGCGGCGGGCGTCGCCCCCGGTGGCCGGTAACGCAGGCCCCGACAGCGGCAGCCCACGGGTTGCCCAGGCTTTTCGCCCGCCGCGCACAACCCCCCCAACAACCGGAGGACCCCCATGGCTCACTCGATCGTCAAGGGCATTGACCGGTGTCGTAACAAACAGCGAGCGGGGGGCGCCCATGCCCCCCCCGCCCCACCCAGGGGAGAGCCCCCATGCTGACACGCACGCGTGACATCCCCAAGCCGGCCGAGCCCATCACCGCCGCGCGCGAGCTGGCCGGGGTGCTGGCCACCGTGGTGACCAACTATCCCCACCTGATGGCGCGCACCGACTGGGCAACAGCGAGGACGGCCGATGGTATTCCTGTGGACGCGCGTCATCACAGGGCGGTGCGCTTTTGCGCCGGCGGCCTGATCCGCCGCGCGGCGGCTGCCGGCGCCACGACCAAAGACACGGCCCAACGACTGATTTTTATGCTGGGGGACCTGCTGCCCGACGAATTGGGCCCCTGGTGGGAGACGGCTAAGCCCGAGCCCACACCGGCCGACTATGCCGCGCTGCTGCGCCGGGTGGCCGAGGCATGATCCGCACCGAGGGGGCCGAGGTGGGTGCGAGTTGCGTGCCCCCGATGACCAGCCAGCAGGTGCGTGTCCTGTGCGATCGCATCAACCTGACCTTCCAGCACGTGCCCGACGCGCCGCGGCTGTTCAGTATGTGGATCGACTGGGACCTGCCCAGCCAAATGTGCAGCATCACAGTGCACTGGGCCCAGCCCGTGCCCGATGCGTGCCAGCCTGGCAGCCACACCGCCCGGCCCCAGTGCACGCAGGTGATGCCCATCGAGGAGCTGGTTGACGAGCGCACGCTGGTGTGGTTGGTGTATCAAATGCTCCAGCGCCTGTGCCTGCACGAAATCCACCACTGGCTGCAGCTCGACGGGGTGCCCGTGGTGGACCCCACCGCGGAAGAGCGCGAAGGCACGCGCCTAAACCACGTGCCACCGCGCGGCTGGTGCCCCGACCTGGCCGCCCGCCTGGCCCAGGACCCATCGCCGCCCCCACCCAAGCCCCGGGTGCGCATCCCGGGGTTGGCCGTGTGGCGGGAGGTGGAGCACTTTCCGGCGGCCAAGGCGATCCCCGCGCCACGGGTGCGCGACCTGGGGCTGGTGCCCAGCGTGGAAGCCCTGCCTGCCGACGTGCTGGCGATAGGTGGCCCGGTGAACCGGCCCAGCCTCCGGCACCACATGATCGCCTGGCTGCAGGGCTTCTGGTGCCGGCGCCGTGGGCACCGGTGGGTGGAGGTGGTCAACATCATGTGTGCCCGCTGCTGCAGCGACTGTGGCTGCGGGCAGATCGTCAACTTTGTGCACGATGGGCAGTACCGTGCCGGGCCCATCCTGCTGATCGTCGGGCGCGCGTGTGCGCACGCGGCGCTGCTCAAGCCAAAAGAACAGGTGGTTACCCCATGAGGCTGATTGACGATTGCGACTATGCAGCGGCCAAGTGTCCGTACTGCCAGGCGGTGCGCAAGGCCGACCAGCCCGCCTGGGCGCAGCTTGAGCGTGAGCGCGTGCGCCGACGCGATTGGATGCGGTTTGCACTCGCGCTCATCATCGCCGGTGGCCTGTGCGCGATTTTAGTCCTGACCGCCAGGAGCGCGACGCCCAAGCGGCACGCATCGGTGTACGTGTACGACCGCGGAAAGCCAATCATGCCGCTCGAACGCTCGCAGAAAATTGCGCGCGAGCTGGTGGTGCCCGCCGCTGGTGGCCACGCCGGGTACCAGCAGGCTGTGGTGATCGTTGACCTGCTGACGACCGACTTGCGCCCCGATCGCATTCTGTGGCCGCATGCGGCGGGCGTGGACACGGCGTGGTTCGGCGAGATCCCCGAGCCCGCCGCGGGTGAGCGGTCGTATGCTGTGGTGGGAAGGGTGGGGCGAGAGGTTCCCGATTCCGTCCGCGTGGTGAATGCGGAAGGAACGATGTCGATAGCAGTCAGGAGAAAACGATGAAAGCGACCATCTTGGCACTCGTCGGTCTTGCGTTCTGCGTGAGCACGGCAAGCGCCTGGGATATGTGCCATGCAGGGTGGGTGCTCGAAAACTGCGATCAGGGGGCAAGCGCCAGCGAAAGCACGTGGTGCGAGGACATGGGAAATGGGGGCGCAACTGGCACCAACTGGTTCGCCGGGAAGCGGGAGTCGATGCAGGAGCGGATCGCAAGGATTCGGGCGAGCATCCCGCAATTCTCGTTGGTCGGGCTCTTCAAGCCCTCACGAGAGATCGACTGACCGCGGGCGCGGTGGGATGCGAGCGCCGGTGGCTCCGGCTGCCAGATGCCGGACCCTGGGGATGACGCCCAGGGATACACCGGCGCTCGCCAGCCTGCTTGATGTTATGCAGCCGTGGAGGTGAGCCGGTGCAACGCGTGCAGCCCACCCGTGGTCCTGACGGGGGTCAGTCCGGTGGGGCGGATTGCCGTGGTGCGTGGCTCGGCGGTGGGCGGTGGGTGTTGCGCGCAGCCCAAGCCTGGCGGCTGGGGTTGTGGCAGCTCCGCCCACCGCGTGCCTCCCTGCTTGGTGCGAGCAGCCAGTTGCGGCCTGACCCCTACCGAAACGACCCCAAACCCAAACCCGGGAGAGCAACCCCATGAATGCCGTGAATGAACTGCTGCTGCCCCTGTACCAGCAGCTACAACAACAACTGAAGGAGAAGCGCGCCGAGGTGGCCCAGCTCGAAAAGGCCTTGCAGCAGCTGGGTGCGATCGAGCTGAGCGACGATGACCCCAACCTGGTGGCCCGTGTGGCTCGTGCACCGCGGCGCGCAGTGTCGCCCGTCGTGGCCCGAGCCACAGCACACGAGGCCGCCGGCAACGGTGTGGGCCTGGGCCGCTACACGCAGGACCCTGCGCTGCTGCTCGATCGCATCGGCAAGCCGGGGCGCAACGGGCTGAACGCCGAAGTGATCCGCTTTTTCAAGCGCCACCCGGGCCGCGTGATGCACGTGGGCTACGTGTCGAGCGCCATGTTCCCAGGGCTGCGCGGCACGCGCAAGTCACGGGTGCACATGGCAGTCGGCCGCACGTGCGCCTACCTGGCGGCCCACGGCAAGCTGCACCCGCACGAGGTGGGCAAAAAGACCGGCCGCTACGTCCTCCCCCGCTAAGCGGGTCAACCCACCCAACCGGGGGCGGGCGTGTTGCCAGCCCCGCGCGGGCGCTTTGCCCGCAGTGGGCTCCCCGTGGGCCCGTAAGTGACGCCCTGGCGCGGGGCCACGCATTGGCCCAGGCTTTGCAATGTGGTGTGGGTGTGCGCGGCCATGGGGGTCGCGCCGCAACGAGGAGCAAGGGCGATGTGGCTCACGCCGTGCAGCATGTGCAACCGACTGGTGGAGCGGGTTTATCTCCAGACTGAAACCCCGGTGGTGTGCTCGAAGTGTGCCACGTCGCAGCCCGAGTACACCGACTGCCCAAACTGTGGCACCTGTGATCACCGCGACTATGCGTGCCCCTGCGGGCAGTGCCCGACGCACGCCGAGCGGCAGGCTCACAGCCGCAATTACTTCTCCCAGGCGGAGGCCAAGTAACATGACCAAGCCAAACTGCAAGCTGGTGGGCACCGACGGCAATGTGTTCGCCATCATCGGCACGGTGTCGCGCACGCTCAAGCGCGCCGGGCAGCCCTACGACGACGTGCTCGCACTGTGCTGGGAGTACGTGGAGGTTTTCTAGCCATGCGTTGGTTTGCCCTGGTGTTCACATCGCTGTGGCTCGCTGGCTGTTGCTGGCTGGGCCACCTGACACACGCTTACATACAAAAAGGCTGGTAACACGCCATGACGACCCCTAACGACAAAATGCTCGAAGCGCTGCGCGCGCTGCAGGTGGCGACCTATCGCCTGGGGCAGGCCCTGGCTCAGCACGACCGGGCTCTGCGCCAGGTGGAGCGCACCCGGGCCGAGGTGGTGGCCGCGCGCTCCGTGGTGGCCCAGCTGGACGAGGGGGCCCTGCGGGCCCGCGTGGCTGAGGTGCTGGCCAACCGCCCGGCCACCGATGACCACGACTTCGCCTGCGACAGCCTGCGCGACAATGGCCCGATCGTGCGCACCGGCCTGTTCCCAGAATAAAAGGGGTGCTTTGCCCCACACCGGGCGCCCCGGGCAACCCGCCCGCGCAAGTTGCCCGGGGGCCTCGGCTGGGGCACGGCCAGTGCATCACTTAGCGTTGGCCCCGCTTTTGCGATGTGTATGGGGTGTGCGCGGCCATGGGGGTCGCGCCCGGCAACAGGAGCAAGCAACGATGGCAAGCAAGATTCGGCAAGCAACCAGCACTCCAGCGGCCCGCGACCTGCGCGAGGCCATGCGCGAGGCCGAGCTGTTGTTCGACAACTGGGGCGACGCGGGCTTCCGGCGCGAGCACCTGGCCCGCCTGGTGTGCGCGGTGCTGCGCCAACAGGAGCGCGTGACCGGGGCCGGCATGGGCAACACCATCACCGCACTCGTTGCCGACCTCGAAGCGATCGACGGCGAGGACGGCTAGTCGCCATGAGCAACCCCATGACCGCCATGCACCGCGCGCACCGTGCCGCCAACCGCCAGGCCGAGGGCATCCTGCCCACCACGCAGTGGCGCCAGGCCGCCGCGGCGCTCGAAGCCGTTGGCGACCTAGAAGCCGCCGCCGCCGCGTACCTCATGTACACGCTCGAACACGAGCTGCTGCCCGAGCAGCTGCGGGAGGCCGCGTGACCCCCATGTTCCCCGATTACGTCATCATCGACTTCAAGCACGAGCATGGCAACCCGGGCCTGTTCATCCGGGCCACGGTGCAGTGGCAAAACCCCGCCACACGGCCCCTGGCCGTGTACCTGCAAAACCGCACCACGGCCGCCGGTCGCATGCCTGGCGGCGTAACCACCAGCACCGGCGGTGGGTGGGCAATGACGATCGAGCGCACGTGGACCGACCCCGAGACCCGCGCGGCCTCGTGGCTGCACCGCCCCGAAAACCGCCAGCCGCTGATCGACATGCTGCTGGCCATGGTCGAGGACGAGCGCATCAACCCGGCAGTGAGGGGTGCATAACACCATGGGCGACCGAGCGAACGTGCAAATCAAAAACAAGCGTACCAGCGTGTTCCTGTACACGCACTGGGAGGGCACCGAGCTGCCCGAAAAACTGCGCCAGGCGCTGGCCCGCCGCCAGCGCTGGACCGATGCGCCCTACCTGGCGCGCATCATCTTTGACGCCATGACCGAGGGCGCCCACGGCGAGGAAACGGGCTTCGGCATCGACAGCCAGCCGATGGACAGCAACCACCCCGAGCTGATCGTGGACTGCGATGCGGCCATCGTGACGTTTGGCGGTTCGCCGCCACGCTCGCACACCTTCGAGGACTACATCATGGTGCCAGGTGCAGCGGCCTGGCCGACAGCCAAGCGCGGCTTAGCGGGGGGGGAGCCATGAAAGCGTGGGCGTTCCCGATCGGCGGCGGTTGGGGTTACGCGTGCGAGGCTTGCCACTTGGAAACGATCACGAGCCCGCCCGTCCCGGAGCTTGATCAACCGACCGCCGAAGATTTCGTTCTCTTGGACCCCGCCGAAATCCCGCCTGGTTGTGTGTGCGATGGATGCGGCGAGATGTTGACCGCATGATAAAGAAGCGGCGCTTGCGCATTACCAACCACACGCGGTGGAGCACACGAAGCCTGCGCACGCTCATCACCGCCGGCATGAACCATGTGGGCGTGACCGGACCCAAGCACTTCACCATCGAGTACCGCACGCGTCGCACTCCCGGATGCTCACATGGGGAGGCCGCCGTGGGGCGGCAAACTCCATGGCATGACGGGGCGGTAGTCGTGCACGAGGCCATCAACGTGCAGCTCTACTTGCCCCGCGTGGACGAGTCGCTGAGCGTGGTCCAGTTGGCGCAGGTGATCGAGCACGAGCTGATGCACACCCGCGGGTGGAAGCACCGCGACATGGTGCCCCACTGGTCGCTGCCCGTGCCCTGGGCCGAGGGCTACGCCGTGGCGTGGTGCCCGCCCCCGCCCAAGCCCACCCACCAGCAGGCCACGGCTGCTGTGCAGCGCGAGGCCCGAGCCAGGCGCCACGTCGCTCGGCTCGAAGCCCAGGCCCTGCGCACAGCACGACTGCTCGCCAAGTGGCGTGCCAGGGTGCGCTACTACGACCGCAAAGCGGCGGCCTCGACCAAGCCGCCCAAGGAGGACCCATGACCGAGTACACACTGCGCCACTGGACCGATCGGGCCCGCGGCATGTGCCAGTTCGACGGGTGCCAGCGGGCGGCCGCCAGGGGGCTGGAGTACCAAACCGTGGGCATGCAGGCCACGCGGGTGTGGTTTCTGTGCCTAGGGCATGCGCTCACGGTGCGGCTGCCGCAGCCCCGTCCCGCGTTGCAGCTTGTGGTCGCATGAATCCGTACGAGGGGGTGGTGCGGGTGGTGGTGTTTCTGCTGGGTGCCGGTGGGCTGATGTTCACCGGGGCCTGGCTGGTTGAGCGGTCAATGACCGACCGTGAAGCGGCCGTCCCCACGCTGTTCAGCCTGGTGTGTGGGGCGGCCATGTGGTGGGCCGCCTGGTAACAACCCAAAAACACGGAGAGACAAAGTGAGCCTAATGGAAGAACAGATGGCAGATGCCGTCATCACCCGGCTTGCCCTCCCGCCGGTTGAGCCCGAGCCCGAGGCCCACGTGGCCGAGCCCGAGCCCAACACGGCAGTGCCGCTGCAGCTGCCACCACCCCCGCCCGATGCCCAGCCGTACCAGCTGCTGGCGCATGCCATGGCACAGTACATCCTGGACCACCCTGGGTGCATGATGCATGGGCCCGTGGCCCGGGATGCCGCTGGCCGCGACGTGCTCGCCCAGGACGCCACCGCCGTGCGGTTTTGCATGATGGGCCTGGCCTATCACGTGGCCGATCGGGTGCTCCGACTGCAGCAGAGCGTTTGGGAGGAGATGTCCACAAAGTTCGCCCAGTGGGATTACAGCATGGCCGGCTGGTACGAAGGCACGCCCATAACGGCGAGCAGCCACAAACGCAACACGGCCGAAACCCTGGGCGTGCTGATGTTGCTGACCAAGGGCGAGCCCGTGCCCCTAGACGACTAAACGCCCCCATGCCCGTGTTGTTGTTCATGGCGGGCTGCGCACTGCTGCTCCTGGCCGGCCTGTGGGGCCTCGCGCAGCAGTGCATGCCCACGCCCCCGGCCGAGCAGTGGACCGCTCAGCAGCAGCGGCACACCGTCGAGGCCATGCAACGTGCGGCCCGTGAAGCGACCAAACCAAAGGAGAGCCAATGACACCGACCACGATAGTCGCCATTCTCACGCAGGCCCGCGCCCTGATCGAGCGCGGCTGGACCAAGGGAGCCCTTGCCCGCAACGCAGCCGGCCGGCGGGTGGACTTCTTCGACCCCACGGCCAACCAGCTGTGCGCCGTGGGTGCCCTGATCCGTGTGACCTGCCAAGGTGATTACAATTCACATCGGGAGAACGCGAAACCATGGCGCCCGATGTGGGGCAAAGCACCCCTTTTATTCTGGGAACAGGACTACGAGGCGGCAGCTCAGGACTACGAGGCGGCAGCTCAGCACTTGCGCGAGGCGCTGCCTGGCCTCGCAGGCATCCACACTGACGACATCGACACCACGATCGTCAGCTACAACGACATGGCCCGCACCACCCATGCCGACATCCTGGCGCTGTTCGATCGGGCCATCGCCGGCGCCCAGCTCGATGTGCAGCTACCCTCCACCATCGCCCCCACCCCCGAGGTCATCACCATGGCCATCACACCGCTCGACCCAAGCCAGTGTGGAGAAGTGGTCACTTGCCTGTTTCCACCGACCGGCAACCAACCCCAGCCCGAGCCCGAGCTGGTGCCCGCCTGACGCGCTAGGATTGGAGAAAGCCATGATCCGCATTCAGATCGCCGACCACGAGCCAGCCGAGTTCGAAACCTTCGAGCACGCCGTGCGCTACCTCGTGTGGATGAGCCGCGCTCAGGAGCACGGCCCCCTGCGACACTACGGCCCGGTCGAGCCACCACCTAGCACCCCTGGCGGCCGATTCACTGCGGGATAGCTCAGCGGTAGACCAGCCGGCTGTTAACCGGCCCGTCCCAGGTTCGAATCCTGGTCCTCCAGCCATACCTACATGCTACGTTGACGTACGCCATGGATAAGGCCACGTCTAATCAAGCATCAAGCCCCGATCCGCCTGCATCACAGCCCGGTACCGCCAAGAAGATGCAGCACCCACCTTCCCGCCGAGCCGACAACGGTAACTCGCTGTGGGAACGTCGCGCGCGGGTCATCCAGCTGCGCGCTCAGGGCGTGCCCATCCGCGCCATCGCCGAGGAACTGGGAGTCAGCCACGAGACGGCCGCCCGCGACGAACGCGCCTGGAACACCCGCGAAAGCCAGCGCACCGACTACGCCGCGGTGCGCACCGGCGTGGCCGAGCGCTACCTCGTGCAATACAGCATGGTCATGGCCGCAGCTGCCAACTACGAGAAGGAGGACTGCGACCTGAGCGACGCCCAGTGCCAGGCCGACCCCGCCCTGCACCTGCGCCGCCGCGTGGCCCGCCGCCGCCGGGCGCACTTTCAGCTCGCTGCTGCCCGCCAGGCCGACCTGTGCCTGCGGGGCATCCTGGCCGCGCGGGGGGGCTTCACCGCCGACATGGCCCGCTGGGGTGCCCAGCACGGTGACCTGGGCCCGGGTGTGGTAGTTTCCGGCGGCAATGGCAAGTCCCGCGGAAGCGGCGGGCTCGACGATGAACTCGCCGCGCTTGTCGAACGGCTCACGCCGGAGGAGCAGCTGGCGGTCGGCGAAGGGATCGCCGGTATTAGAGCAATCTTCGATCGCGCTCGCACGCGCCAGCCCGGCCTTCCTGGGCCAGCACGCGCTGCGCCTTAATCCCAAAGCGTTTCACCTGGCATGGCAGCTAGCCGCGGACACCCATCCGCGGCTGATTCTTTATGCCCCCCCGGAGTTCGGCAAGTCGTCGCAGCTGCTTCTCATGCGCCCCATGGGCGAGCTGGGCCGCGACCCCAACCTGCGTATCGCCATCATCAGCGAAACGGCCACCCAGGCCCGCAAGTGGCTCGCCCGAATCAAGGACAACATCCAGTTCAACCCCGCCGTGCGCCAGGTGTGGCCCAACCTGCGCCCGGCCACCCGCAACGGCGGCATGTTGGTGTCGTGGCTGAACAACGCCATCACGGTCGAGCGCGACCGCATGACCAGCCTGCGCGAAAAGGACTACTCGATCGAGGCCATGGGTGTGGGTGGCAGCATCATGGGATCGCGCATCGACCTGGCCATCCTCGACGACGTGATCACCGAGCGCAACGCGTTCACCCGGGCCGGGCGGGAGAAGATTTACGACTGGATCAAACGCACCCTCATCGGCCGCTTGACCGAGCAGGGGCGCATCCTGGCCATCAACAACACGTGGCACGAGCTGGATGCCTACCACGTGCTGGCCAAGGAAAACCCCGACGTGTGGCACGTCGAGACGTACAACGCCGGTGACCACAACTGCCAGTGGCCCGAGGTGTGGCCCGATGCCCGCCTCGCGGCCCGCCGCAACGAGCTGGGCGACCAGGAGTACGCCCGGCAGATGCTGAATGTGCCCATCGGCGAAGCCACCAACCTGCTGCCCTACGAGTCGATCCGCCGGTGCCAGGAGCTGTGCACCGACCCGCCCGAGTGGTGGGGCGGCCAGTACCACGATGGCGCCTTTCGATGGATCACCGCCGGGGTAGACCTGGGCGCCAGCGAGCGCGCCGGCAGCAACCTCACCGCCATCGCCGTGGTGGGCGAGACGGCCACCCACAAACACCTGCTGCACTTGCGCAGTGGCATGTGGGTGGGCAAGGCCCTGCTGCAGGAGATCCTGGCCGTGCAGCGCCAGATGCGCCCTAACGAGTGGCTGGTCGAAACCAACGCCGCCCAGCTGCACATCGCCCACCTCGCGCAGGACGCCGAGCTGCTGGGGGCCCTGGGGGCGACCAAGCAGGAAGCGGCGACCATCCGCGTTTTTGGGCAGTACACCACGGCCTCGGCCAAGCGCGGCGAGGAGCACTGGGCCATCCGGGGGATGGGCGCCGACTTCGATGCCCTGCGCTGGCGCCTGCCCCAGCAGCGCCGCGAGGTGGAGGAGCTGATCGCCGAGGCCCGGCGCTACAACCTGCGGGACCACACCGGCGACCGCCTGATGGCCCTGTGGCTGGCCGACTGCCGGCTGAAGGGCCTGGGCGCCCTGATGTACCTCGAAGCCACCAGCCGCTAGTCGCCACTTGACTCCCACCGCGTGGCGCGCTTACGTTGGCGCACATGCTCCATCAAGTGCAGCAAGCCGCCGATCCGTGGATCTATCACCCCGGCATGACCGTGCACACTACGCGCGTGGTGGGCTGGACCAGTTTACCAGATGGCGTTATGAGCCTGGCCCGGGCGCTGCGCCGCCCTTTTGCCGTGCAGTTTGTGTACGCAGGCGAGCAGCCCGCCCCCGGCATCGTGGGCCCCGGTGGGGCGCCCACGGGCGGCAGCCAGCCGCGGTTCCTCATCATCGCCATGAGCGAGGACCCCAACTACGGCCAGCCGCAGCCGGCGCCTGTGCCTGCCGCTGAGGCCGAGGCCGACGAGGCCGCCGCCGAGGCGCCCAGTGCCAACGGCCAGCAGCCCCCGCCGCCGCTGCCCATTCGCGGGGGGCGCAACCGACTGCGCAACCCACCCATGGGGCCACAGTCCGAGGGGCCATGACCGACCCGCTCGACGCGCCTACCGCCGCCCCCCGGCCACTCAGGCTGTTTGGCCACATGGAGCTGGCGAACCTCGAAGCGCTCGACCCAGCGCAGGCCGCGCTCGACGCGTACTCCATTTCGCAAACCGTGCCCTCGATGGACCACCCCAAGCTGCAGGCCCTGCGCGCCCGTGGCATCAAAATCTTCCGGTACATCAACATCCTTACTCGCCCGCTCGAAGGCTGGGTCGCCGGCAGCCCATGGTTCAAGTACCTGTGGGACTTTCGATCAGCCGGCCCCCTGGCCAACAGCGACGGGGTGCCCGCCATTTACCCGTGGTTCGGGCAGCCCACGCTTTGGACCTGGCACAAGCTGGCCAACGCCAAGCGTGACCAGCTGCGCCGTCGCATCAACGACCTCGTGCCCGCGGGCGATGGCCTGTGGCTCGATCTCACCTATCGGCAGCCCCCCTATTGGGCGTTTTCCGCGCAGGGCGCTGCATACTCTGATTTCAACGAGATCCTCTGGACCGCATGGCAGCGGAACATCACGGCCTTCCTTGCCGAGCTGCGGACGCTCGACGGCCGGAAGGTCCTCTGTAACGGCGACAATCTCGCGCCGCAACCGTGCTTCTTCGAGCGGGCCGACTGGACGATCGAGGCCACCTGGGACGAGCACGTGGCCCTATGGAAGCAGCACCCGGACAACGTGCTGGCCGTGTTTGCCACGTCAAGCCGGGTGCCGGACCTGATCGCCGAGTGGAAGCGCTCGGGCGGATGGATCGCTTTCACGGGGGACGAGCCCGAGGTGCGGCAAGCCTACGCGCAAGCGCTAGCGGCAAAGCAAGAGGTGATTGACCCGGACGTTCCGTCCGTGTTGACCGCGATCGCCGACGAATCGCTTTCCGTATCGGGGCGCATCGGCCTCTGGAATATGTGCTCCGGCGTTCATGCCCAAGGGGCCGTCGTCTAGGGAGGGCGAGATGGGATTCAAGCCGATCACGATCGTGTCATTCGGTGAGTTCCAGCAATGCTTGACGGATTCGCACCAATTCACCCCCGAGCAACTGGACTCGATCAGCGATTGCTTCTCTCAGACCTTCGTCGAGGGCTCGGGCCCGCCGCCGGATGGGCCGGTGTTAGACGCGACGCCAGCACTCGTCGAGATCATCCACCCCGAGGAGCCGGGGATCATCCGGGTAAAGAATGTCGGCAACGCTTCCCTGCCGATCGCTTGGTCGGCGGAGAAGGAAGCTCCGGCCGACTGGTACGAGATCGAACCGCCGGTGTCGGGGACCGTTGGAACGGGGGACGCGGTTGTTTCCCTGAATCCCTTCTGGAGCGGATCGTTCCCCGTCGGGGTGGAGACGACGAAGACGGCCCGGGTGGTGATCAGGGGGACGCATGAGGGGAGTCCAGTCCAGGGGAGCCCCAAGGTCATTGAGTTCAAGGCGACGAGGGCTGGCTCGATCGTGCCGCCCGATCCGCCGCCGCCCACGGGCATCTGCCTGGCGGGCTTTTTGGCGGGCGCGGGGTTCTGGCAAAACTGGTGCATCGACGAGCCCCCCAAGTTCAAGAGCGAGTCGAACAACACCGTGGGCGTGATGGGCACCAACGCCAATGCCTACAAGCGCATGGCCGCGAGCCCAGTGGTGCGGGGCCGCGCGGCGATCGAGGTTTACTACCGCACGGCGCAGATCCCGCAGGACGGCGGCGGTGGGCATCTGTTCACCGCGCAGTCGGGCGAGCGGGCGCTCAACCCCCAATACCTGCAGGGGTGGTTCCGGCCTGACATCATCAGCTCGCAAAGCATTTGGAAGATCCACACCTACAACCTCGACGGCAACGGCAACCGCTGGTACCTGCGCAACGGCCAGCTCGATGCCGTGGTGGACATCTGGAACACGAGTATCGCCCATGCCGGCGTGGGCAAGTGGATACCATTCTCCCTGCAGTGGGAGCGCCGTGAGGCCAGCAAAATGTGGATGCGCTTTTCGGCCAGCGGGCAGGCGACCGAGCGCGTGGTCACGGTGCACCCGCAAACGGTCAATCCTTACTCGGTGAGCTGCGGCAACATGGACCACCTGAGCGACTACGGCGGCACACCGGAGATTGCGTTCCGCAACCTGGTGTGGACGACTGACTGACGGAGAAAAAGCCACGGTGAGCCCAAAGTTCGATGCCGAGGTGCTGGCCATGAATCGCATGCTGAAGCTGTTGCAGCCACTGCCGCCTTCCGCCCGGGCACGTGTGCTGCAACTGCTGCACGAGCGGTTTGTGGCCAGCTACAACTCGGCTGCCGTGGCCGATGCCGACGGCGGCTCGCTGACCGTGCCCCCCACGCTGCCGCTCAAGTGCGAGCACGGGCAGCCGCTGGGCACGCCGTGTGTGCGGTGCGCACATGGCGAGTTTTGGGCCGAGCAAACCGTGCAGGAGCTGCGCCCATGAGCCCCATTACAGGAGGAGGACCGATCCATGGCCACGCCCAAGAAAAAGCCAGCCCCCAAGAAGCCCCCCAAGCCCAAGGGCCCGAAGAAGTCGCCGCCCAAGTACTGACCGAGCCCCAGGGCCCCAGCGCGGTGGACCTCGCGGGCATGCGGCTCGAAGTGCGCCGGGTGGCCGACCTGCGCCCCAGCGAGTACAACCCGCGCACCATCACGCCCGAGGCCCTGGCCGGGCTGCGCCGCAGCCTGCAGGAGTTTGGCCTGGTGGAGCCGATCGTATGGAACCGCCGCACCCAGCGGGTGGTGGGTGGCCACCAGCGGCTCAAGGCCATGCAGGCCGCCGGCACCGAGCTGTGCGTGGTGACGGTGGTGGACATGGACGAGGGCCGGGAAAAGGCCCTGAACCTGACCCTGAACAACGACGCCCTGATGGGCACGTTCAACGAGCGCACGACCGAGCTTCTGATGGCAGCGCGCGACAGCATGCCCGAGACGCTGTTTGCAGCGCTGCGCTTCGAGGACATCTTCTACCCTGGCAAGGTGCTGGAGTTTGTTCCCGGGGCGGCGCGCGACTACGGAGTGGAGCAGGGGGCGGGGGACTTTGAGCCCCCGGTGGACAGCAACGTGCGCAGCGTGCGTTTGATCATGGATGACAACCAGCTGGCCGAGTTCAAAGGGCTGATGCGACAGGTTGGTAACGCTGCTGGCCTCGAAAACCCCACTGACATTGTGCTGGCCGCGCTGGGCTTCGCGGCCGATGGCATGCCAGACGATCCACGGAGCCCATAGCAATGCTGGCCCCCAGCTTTGCCCCCGGGCGGGTGCGTGAAATGGGCGTGACCGCCGCCTTGGATGAAAAGGAAGCCAAAGCGCTGCGCGGCTTCCGGCCCGAGCCCAGTTGGTACGACGAGGTGTTGGGCATGGATGGCGATTCGATCCGGGGGCTGCGGATCGACGGCAGCACGCTGTTCGTGGTGCTGCGCGGCGCGCTCTCAGCCGGTGCGTTGGGCATGGCCTGGAGTGGGCTGCGTGGCCTATCCCATGCACCACTAAACCGTGGTAGCGCGGCTGGGCGTGATGGCAATGGGCGAACACTAAAGGGCTACCCGGCAGTTAACCGCAACGGCACCGTCGTGCGCAGCAAAACAAATAGAATCCCAAATCACGTTTCACGCCATCTTCGCCTTGGCTCATCTGATGTGGTTGGCTGCCTTGACCGCGATGATCGCCGGCCATACTGCCGTGCCGCCTCGGCAAATGGTGTTAATCAGGAGTGCTTAAAGTCGGTCGTGCCCCTGGCAAGGGAAGTCGAGCAGCTGATGGCCTATGCCGTGCCTGATCGCTGGGCAGCACAGCGGGAGATCGCCAACCGGACCTGCCCGCAGTGGCTGGTGGGCGGCACGTGCTTCTCCACCATCACCGTGAATCGTAACTTTCAGTGCGGCACCCATCAGGACGACGGTGACTACAAGCCGGGGTTCTCGAACCTGGTGATGATCCGATCCGGGCAGTTCACCGGTGGCCACCTGGTGCTACCCAAGTACCGCCTGGCCATCGAACTCAACACGGGTGACGCCCTGTTCTTCGACCCGCACGAGTGGCACGGTACCAGCCCATACGATGGCCTCCACAAGCGCTTCGAGCGCATGACGCTGGTGCTCTACTACCGCACGAAGATGGCCGAGTGCGGTACGCCGGCTGAGGAGCGGCAGCGTGGTGCTGCCGTGGCCAAGCAGGCCGACTTTGGCCGGGGCGAGTAGCATTGCATCCGCCCGTGGCCATTCCGAGCCACAAGCGCGCCGAAACGGTCACCCGGAAAACGCTTCCCTTGCTCGACCGGCTGGGCGCAGCCCGCTCAACCATTAGTGTCTTCACGGCACCCGATGAGGTCGCTGGCTACCGCTCGTCACTGGACGCCGCTGGCTACGGCGAAGTCGAGGTGCGTGCGGGGGCGCTGGGCTGTGCCCGCAACCGGAATGCTCTGCATGCAGCGTACCCGCCCGGCGTGCAGCTCATGTCGTTCGATGATGACGTGGAGGACATTCGCATCGTGCGGGCCGGAAAGCTGGAAAGCATCGACGCCACGACCTGGCAGGACCTGGTGGCTTCGGCCTTCCTGGCCTGTCACCGCACAAGGGCGAAGCTATGGGGTGGGTACGCCGCTGCCAATCCCTTCTATATGTCACCAACGATCACATTCGGCTTGTGCTACATCGTTGGGTGCTTCTACGGCTGCATTAACTGGGGCACCGACCCGGCACGCCAACTCACGGGTCTAGAGGCGGGCGACCCAAAGGACGACTTCGAGCGCAGCATCCAGTGCTACCTTGCGGATGGTGCCTTGGTGCGAGTCAACTGGATCACCGCCAAAACGGCCTACTGGAAGGAGCCTGGTGGACTACAGGAAACGCGCACCCCGGAAGCCATCCGGGACCGGTGCCTGGAAATGGCCCGCATGTACCCCGGGCTGTGCCGGGTAGTGACCAGCAAGAAGTCCGTAGCATACGACCTGCGCCTGCGCGACACGCGCAAACGAAAGGAGAGCCATGAATCCCGATCAGTTGTCGCTTGAGGACCAGGCCATGGAGTACCATCGGCAGCACGCCGCGCTGCGGGCCCTGGGCCTGGTGCTGCGCTTTTCCGACACCCCCCCCGCCGTGGTGCTCATGCCTGCGGCGGCCGACTCGGGCCCCGACGAGGTGCGCACCATCCGCAGCCTGGGGCGCGAGATGCTGGCCTACGCCGATGCAGCCGAGGCCCGCCTGCCCACCGGGGCTGCGCCCACGCAGCGCACCGAGCTGCTGCCCCAAACCAGCAACTACGGCACCGGGGCGATGGCGCCGGCCGACGCCAAGATGGCCACGCTCGAATCGCAGCTCGCCGCGATCACCGCTGCCCTGGCCCGCATGAACGAGCAGCAGGGGCTGGCAAAGGTGCCCATGGCCCCCGGGCCCGAGCCCTACACCTATGCCGGCACGACACCCACCCCGGGCGAGCGCCGGCCCGACCCCGTGGCCCCACGGTGAGGGGGGCCACAACCCCTGCCACCGGGGCGGGGCCCGCTGGTGCGGCGGGTGCTGGCCTGATGCGCCTGGGCCGCGCCTTTGAGGTGATGGTGGCCACCGCGCGGCCCGGCTTCGACCAAGTGCCCGACGGCTTCACCCCTATTTGGGGTGGCACCGCGGCCGTGCACGTGCGCGTCTTGGATCGCGACCACCTGGGCACGCCCACCAATCCGCTGGACCTGGTGACGATTTTGGTTCACGTTGGCCCGGGGGCCCCGCCCTGTTGGGACAGCCACGAATGAGTGACGAGCCCGAGGCCAACCCGTACAAGCGCCTGGCAGCGCTGATGCGTGCCTACCGTGCCGTTTACGGCTACGGGCGCCCGAGCAGGCCGGCCGTGCCCCGGGTGAGCGACGCGCGCCTGCGGCGTGACGTGCTGGACGTGGCCGCCGAGTGGCGCCAACGGGCCATGGTCGAAGCGTTTTGCGTCGATGCCGGGCCCCCGCCAGGCCGGTGCCGCCGCCTGGGGGAAATGAAACCATGATCACCCGCGGCGCCCCGCCCCTGCCCGCCCCGCCCGCCCTGCAGCCGCCCGAGGCCCACAGCGTGGTCATCCGCGAGAGCACCACCGCCGAGCGCTACCACGAGTTGCCCACCAACTATCCCCTGCTCGGGCTGCGCACCCCCGGCACCGTACGCGACCGCCACCGCGGCCAGCAGCAGGCCAAGGCCGATGGCGACCCCGCACCCGGCCGCGTGAGCCGGCCCGAGCCGCCCGGCGAAGTCGCCGCCATCATGGGGCTGTACGCCGAGCCCCCGTTTGACCTCGACACCCTGGCTGGGCTGCTGTTCGAGTCGCACACCTACTTCGCCGTGGTCGATCAGTTCGCCCTCGATGCGGCCAGTGGGTGGCGCCTGGTGGACACCGAGGAGGGCGCCCCCGAGGGCACCGACATTGCCCCCACCGCCCTGGAGGACACCGCCGCCGACGCCCAGCGCGCCGAGGCCGAGCGCCTGCTCGACAGCATGACCCGTGACTTTGACGACCAGCACATCCCCGTGAGCACGTTCAGCCAGCTGCTGATCAAGGACTACGACAGCACGGGGCAGGCGCACATCGAGATCGTGCGCGACGACGCGGACCTGCCCACGCAGCTCATACACGTGCTGGCACGGCTGGTGCGCCGGGGCTTCGACGGCACCACGTTTGCCCAGTTGGACGAGCTGGGGCGCCCCGCGGCCTTCTTCCGCCGTTTCGGGGCCGAGGTCGCCCCGCTCGATCCCTCGGCCCTGGCCCAGGGGCGCATCGACACCGACACGCCGTGGGCCTACATCAGCCGGGAGGAGGCCATCGCCGTGGCAGCCGGGCTGCCCCACGGGGCGCAGCTGCAAAAGGGCCAGCGCTTTGGCGACCTGAAGCGCGAGCTGGTGGACTTCAAGCACTACCACCCGGCCGAGCGCTACTACGGCATCCCGCCCATCGTGGCCGCGCTCAACAGCCTGGTGGGCAACATCCTGGCCTCGAACCGCAACATCCGGTTCTTCATCAACCGCGGGGTGCCCGATTACGTGGTGTTCATCAAGGCCCCCACGGCGGCCTTTGCCAACCCCGACAGCAAGAGCATCCTCGATGGCATCCAGCACACCATCGAGGACCACATGCGGTACATGATCGAGGGCGACGACCAGCGCACCATGACGCTGAAGGTGCCGATCGAGCAGGTGGAAATCGTCTTCGAAAAGCTGGGCGGTGAGCCCAAGGACCAGGAGTGGGCGGACTACCAGCAAACCAACCGCGACAACATCATCCACGTCTATCGCATGCTGCCCAGCAAGCTGGGCATCATCGAGACGGCGAGTCTGGGCACGGGCAGCGGCGAAACCCAGGACGAGACGTACAAGCGCAGCCAGATCGAGCCGCGGCAGGAAATGCTCGAAGCCTTTTGGAACATCATCCTCGACCTGCGCCTGCTGCCCATGGTGCGGTTCCAGTACAACGAGTACGACACCGTGGACGAGCTGCGCGACGCGCAGATCGTGAGCGTGCTGGCCAGCACCGGCGCCCTGAGCATCAACGACATACGGGCAGCGGCCAGCCGCATCGTCAAGAACCAGGATTTCCCGCCCGACCCCGACCCGTGGGCCAGCATGCCCACCAAGCTGGTGGACCTCAAGGCCGCCGTGCTCATGGCCGGTGGTGACGATGGCAGCGAGCAGGGCGTGGGCGTGGCTGCCACCGCTGGCAGCCCCGGGGCCCGGCGCCTGTTGGGCAGCCTGACCGAGGCCGCCGGCCGGGCCGCTGCCACGCGCGAGCGCAGCACCACGGCCGACCAGCTGGGGCAGCTGCGCGCCGGGGTGGGCACCATCAGCGAGCGCATGCGCAGCGATCGGCGCCGCCTGGCCCCACCGGTAGGAGCCAACGGTGGACCTGCGGCCTGACCCCCGGCTGCGGCGCCGGCTCGACTACAGCCCAGCGGCCCAGTTGTGGGCCCCCCCTAGGGTGCGCGAGCAGGTGGCCGCCGAGGAGCGCCGCCGCCAGCTGATGGACGTGGTATGCCCGCGGTGTGGCTACGCCAGTGCGTGCCCCCGCGAGTACAAGATCGTGATGTGCATGGCCGATGAGGCCCCCTTTGTGGGCGAGTACCGCGGCTGCGGCTGGATGCTCATGGCCGAGCCGCCGTTTTACCCGCGCAACCGCCGGGCCAAGGTCAGCGCCGTGATCGACTGCAAGATTGACCGGGGCACCGGGTTTAGTCCCGGGGATGAGGTGGTGCAGGTGCACCCGCACCAGCGCGTGCACCCGGGCCCCCTGCGGCGCGAGGGCTACCGCCGAGTGCGGCAGGACTGGGAGGCCCGCGGCCTGGTGCGCATCGTGCGCGACGCCGATGGCAACCCCGTGGAGGTCGAGTACCTGGCCACGGCCAACACCGCCCGCGAGGAGCCGGGCAGCAATTGACCGCCCCCGCCCTCGACTGGAAGCGCGGCCCCGTGCTGCGCCGCCCCATGAACCTGGCCCCCCGCGCTAAGAAGCTGCGCGCCCAGCTGACCGCCGACTTCGACACGATCGGCCGACGCGTGGTGCGCGAGCTGGCCCGCGGTGGGGTGCTCAGCCGGCTGCACACCGACGCCACCCACCGGCTGGCCACCAAGCAGGCCGTGGGCCGTGGAGGTGGCCCGCTGGGCCCGACGCGCAGCCGTGAGCTGGAGGAAGTGTTCGACTTCGACGACTTTCGCCTGGTGGCCAACCTGACCGACGACCTGGAGGACGCGTTTCGGCTGGAGCTGGAGGGCACCCTGGCCGAAGCCTACCCCGAGCTGTTCGAGGTCGGGGGCACCGCGGCGCGCCGTGCTCTGGGCGTGCGTGGCTCGTTCAACCTGCGCAGCCCCGCAGTGGCCGATGCCTTGCTCGAACGGGCCAACCAGCTCAGCGGCAACGTGGCGGCCGACGTGTTTGAGCGGCTGAAGACGGTCATCGCCGAGGAGTTTTACTTCCAGGGCCGGGGGCCGTTCGAGGTCGCCAAGTCGCTGACCGAGGAGTTCGACTGGCTGAGCCAAAGCCGGGCCGAGTTGATCGCCCGCACCGAAACCGGCGCCGTGGTGGAGGAGGGCCAGTGGCTGACCTACTACGTCACTGGCGTGCCGTTCAAGCGCTGGCTAACAACTTTAGACGGGAGGGAACGCGAGGACCACTTCGAGGCGCACGGGCAGATCCGCGAGATTGACGAGCCATTCGACGTGGGGGGCGAGCAGCTGATGCACCCGCTGGACCCCGCCGGCAGTGCCAAGCAAGTGTGCAACTGCTTCCCGGGGTTTGTGCAGGTGTCGGGCCGTGTCGAGGCTGGCCTACGAGTCGAATATGTAGGGCCGATGCTTGAGGTAACCACCGCGCGGACGGGGCGCCGGCTGACCGTCACTCCGCAGCACCCCGTATTGACCGAGCGCGGCTTTATCCCTGCGTGCGAGTTGCGCCAGGGCGACAATCTGGCCTGCTACTCGACCGTAAGCGAACGGCAGGTCGCGCGTTTTGGCGTCGTGGACTACGAACACGACCAGCCAGCCAGCATCGAGGATGTATTCAACGCGCTGCGGTTTGCAGGAGATTTGCGCGCGCGAGAAGTTTTGGTTGATGACCTCCACGGCGACGCGCGGTTCGCACAGGGCCAGATCGACGTTGTAAGCACCGATGGCGTGTTGGTTCGCCACGTTTTCGCCGAGCAATTGCAGGGCAGTGGCCACCTGGACCTCATGCTTACCAACATTGAGCAGGCGCATGCACCGGGTTACAGCACGAGCGGTGCGACGCTCCATGGGATCGACCCTGCCCCGGCGCCCAACCCAGGCCCCGCTGCATTGGCGCTCGACAGCACCACGGTCCAGCTTCATGGCGGCCCACTTCAGTACCTCCGCGTCGGACCGGCCGCGAATCTCGACGCCACACGCTTTGAACCGGCGAATAAGAACGGGGCGGGAAACGCCGTGCTGCTGGCTAATCTTTTTGAGCGAGGTGCCGGCCAGGTATTCTTCGATCCAGTCGCCGAGGTGCGGCAGTTCGAGTTTTCTGGTCACGTCTACGACCTCCAATCCCCGCTGGGGTGGATTGTCGCACAAGGCATTGTCTGTAGCAACTGCCGCTGCACCGAGATCCCGGTGCTGAGCGCCGAGCAGGCCCTGAGCGATGCCGACGTGTGGGATGGTGCCAACGACCCAGCCGAGTTTGCGCGCGACCAGCGGCGCGACCCCGACCTGCCACCGGGTATTCGCCCGCCGCCACCGAGTGAAGTGGATGACCTGGACTTTCAGCTTCCCGAGGACGAAAAGCGCTACGCCGAGGTGGTGGAGATTCGTGACCCCACGCAAGTGGTGGCGAGCCACCCGTTCGGCGAGTGGTTTGCGCGGCACTTTGGCCCTGGCCCAGCGCAGTCAGAGGACGAGTAAAGCGTGTGCTCAGCCGCAAGCGACTGGAACAGCGCCTGGCCCGTCGCCGCGAACGGCTGGAGCGCGAGGGCTGGCCCGCTGCCCCCGCCACCCGCGAGCCCGGCCTGGCCCGCGTCGAGTGCTTCAAGTGCGGGGCCCTGCTGATAGAGGTGCCCGCCGGCACCACCGTGGTCATCCTGCCCCCCGACGTAGACCCCGAAACCGGCGCTGCCCAGCACCCCCCTGGCACCGTGGTGGCCCACTGCCGCCGCTGCCGCGAGCGCCGCGCCTGGATACTCCAGCAGCCCGGTGGCCCAGGCGCCACCAACGGCAACGAAAAAACCCCTTGACACGGCCCATGCGCGGCACGTAAACGGATGGCATCGCCCCCGTCCCGGGGATGTACCTCCTGAGCGCGGCTCACGCAGCCCTGTTCGCCAGCGATGGCGGGCAGGGCTTTCGTTTAAGAGGCGAGGAGACAAGTGGCCGACGAGCACTACCACGAGCTGGCACTGCCCGACGGAACCATCGTCAACACGGGGCCGCCCCTTGGCGAGCCCGCCATGGAAGAAGAAGCGGCCCCCGCCATGCCGCCCCCACCCGATGTGCCCGTGCCCAACGTGCCCGTGCCCAAGGGGCTGAAGCGCGAGTACGTGCGCGACGAGACGGGTCGCTTTGCCACCGACGGCGCGGGCGGCGCTGCGAACACCGCCCTTGAGGCCCGGACCGTGGCGTTGGCCGTAGCCAGTGCCAAGGCCCCGGCCGAGGCCGAAGCCGGGCGCCGCCGCCTGGGGGGCCTGGTGGATCAGGCGGCCGCCCGCGCGCGCGAAACCCTGGGCAGCAGCCACCCCGCCGTGCGTGAGCTGGCGAACCTGAGCGGCGCCGCACGCCGTGCCGACCCCAGGCAGCTTGAAAGCATTGCCCACCGGCTCGGGCGCGTGAACGAGCGCCTGGCCGCCGAGGCCGCCGCCGGCAAAGCCGCCCCGGCCACCAAGGAGGTCACCCCCGTGGACGAGCGCACTGCCGCCGCCACTGCCCTGGCCCTGCGCAGCCTGGACGGGCTGCCAGCGTACGGGCGCGAGGTGTACGACCGCATGTACACGAGCACCCTGTCGATCTTTGGCAAGGCGGGCAACCCCGACAGCGAGCGCTACGCCCAGGGGATTGCCTGGCGCGGCGTGGCCCAAGCGTACGACCTGCAGCCGGCCGAGCCCCAGGCCCCGGCGCCGGCCGCCCCGGCCAAGCGCATCGACCTGCGCGCCCCGGCGGCCCAGCGCACCGTGCAAACCAAGGGCATCCCACCGAGCGTCGTCACCTCCTCAGCCGGGGGCACCATCATCGTGGGCATCAGCCGGTGGCGCGATGCCGACAAGTGGTACGACGACATCCAGGAGCGCGAGATCCCCGACTCGGGCGGCGCTTTTGTGCGCGTGGGGCTGGGCCGCCCGGGCAACCACAAGAACATCATCGACGTGCACATCCCCAAGCGCGTGCTCGACAGCATGCCCGGTGGGGTGGGTGCCGCGCAGTGGGTGCGCAACAACTGGTCGCTCATTTTCGCCATCGCCAAGGCCGACATCGCCCCCGGCGGGCTGATCCGGCGCAGCATCATCAAGCGCTTTGCCGAGCCCCCCACCGTGAAGCTGCACGTGCAGTGCAAGTTTGTGCACCGCCCCGAGGAAGCCACCGACCGCATCACCTACGACGTGGTGTACGCCCCTTGGGAAGTCGATCTACAAGGCCAGTACGCCACCGAAACTGAGGTGCGCAAGATGGCGCACGAGTTCAACGCCCGCAAGGGTGGCACCAACCTAATGCACATTACCGGGCTGCGCATGAAAGACGGGGCTCCATCCGGGCACGTGGTGGAATCGTTCATCGCGCGGCCCGGTGATCCTGACTTTCCGCGTGGCTCATGGGTCATGGGCGTGCGCTGGCACCCCGAAGCGTGGGAGCAAATCAAGGCGGGCACGCTGCGCGGCTACTCGATCGAGGGCCAATGGGGCGTCGTGCCGCTGCACCTGGTGCCCAGCCCACAGGAGGTGGCGTAACCCATGGCACGACGGCGACGCAAGATCAGCGCTGACGAAATGGCGGCCTACCTCGCCGCGCAAACCGTCGGAGAAATCGTGGAGTCCGACGTGGGCGAAGTGGCCGCCGTTGATCGCCCTGCCACGGGCCGCGAGTGGCGCTTTTTCAAGGCCGTGGGCGATGGGCCCATTCCGCAGCCAGCGGGCTTAGTCAACTACCGCACCTGCCTGGAGCAGGAGCCCACCGCCACACCCACCCTGTGCGAGTCGGCCGGTGGCGAGCCCGATGCCCCCGGCGACACCCGCGCCGTGATGGCGGCCGACATGGCCGGGCACGACGCCACGCTGGCCGACGCCAAGATGCTGCGGGACGTGGAGGAGGCGCTGCAGATCAAGGACGCCACCTTCGAAGAGTGTGTGCAAGCCGTGCTGAGCAAGCCGGGGTTCGAGCCCCAGGGCGATCGGTCGCCCGAGGATTCGGCCCGCGCCATTTGTGCCACCAAACCGGGTGGTCCGCAGGAGGAGAAGTCGATGATTACGCGAGGCCAAAAGTGCCCGACCCCGGTGGCTGGCAAGGACGCTGCCGCCCTGGCCGAGGCACCACCGCCCCCGATGCCCGAAGACCTGCTGCCCGAAGACGCCCTGCCCGATGAGCCCGAGACGATCGAAATACCCAGCAAGCCCACCGAGCTAATGCTGGGCGCGTGCATCACCCAGGCGCAGGAAGAAATGGGCCTGCCCGAGCACATGGCCGCCGAAGTGTGCGAGGCCGTGCGCCTGGACTACGGCGACCCGGAAGACGAGTCGAGGCTACTGGTGCCCGAAGGCACCACGGTCGAGGGCCTGATCAACGCGGCAGCGCTGAAGCTGGGTGTGAGCAAGTCGTTGAAGAACCCGCCGCCCGCGGGTGCGCCGGCCGTGAAGTTGACGGGCCGCAATTACTGGGGCCGCATGTTCAACAAGTTCATCGGACGGCATGAACCACGCCCCGGCCAAAAGCTGGCGGCATACCTGCAGGCGCGCGACGCCCGCGTGGAGGCATTCATGGCTGAGCAGACGAAGAGCCGGCAGGACACCGACCGCCGGATGGACCAACTGATCACGCTACTGGCGGGGGCGATCGGCGTGGAGCTGCCGGGTGCCGGCGCGGCTACGGCAACGTCTGAGCCCACGCCCGCCCCCGCTGGTGACCCCGCCGCCGCACCGGCTGGCAACCCGGCCTGGGGCGACCTGGGCAGTGGCAAGAGCCAAAAGGACGGCGCCGCAGCCGGTGCCCCCGTGGCCCCCGCCCCCACGCTGGAGGAGCGCATGGCCGCGTTCGAGGCCACACTGGCCCAGGTGCTGGCAGCGCTCGGGGCCGGGGCGCCCGCCCCGGCCGAAGAGGAAGAGGACGAGGACATGCCCGACCTCGTGGGTGCCACCCCGGCGGCAGCGCCCGTGGCAGCCACGCCCAAGCGCGTGAGCGTGCCCACGGCCCCGCTGATCAAGTCTGGCATGGTCAGCCGGTTTGCCGCCACCAAGGCCGCCCCCGGCGCAGCGGGCGACGTGGTGCATTCGACCATCCTCGGGGTGCCGGTGAGCCGCACCGAGCGCGATGCCGCGGCGTCGAACGGCGGCGGCCTGCCGCGGTTCGCACGGCGCTAAAGGGAGCAACCCGCCGATGAGCATGCTTTTCAAGTCCACGCGGTCGGTCCCCAGCCCCAAGGGCCCACCGCGCTTTGGCAATGACACGCGCCTGAGCGGGGCTGACCAGCTGCTGGCGCGCGACACGGATACGATCGGCTGGTTGGCCAAGTGCTATGCGCAGCAGCACACCGCCAGCGAGAACCAAAACCCATGGCCCATCTTCTCGGAAAAGAAGCTCGGCGCCTACCTCGCGGCGCTCGGGGTGGACCTCGATGCCCACTGCAAGGCCGTGGACAGCGAGCTGACCATTCCGGCGTGGGCCGACAGCCTGCCGCACTCGATCAAGAAGCTCGAAGGCTGTTCCTTTTTGACCAAGGCGGCACCAGACGTGTGCCTGCACCTGCGGCGGCGGCGCCAGCAGGCCCAGCTTTAGAAATGAAATGCGAGAGAGCCCCGACTAACTGCCGGCCCGAAACGCAATAGAGGGGGAGGACCACAAGATGCTGTCACAAGGGCATGCGCTGCTGGCGCACCCGCGGGTTGCCGAAGGGCGACGCCTTACGAAGCACGAGCAGGCCAAGTTTCTGCTCCGCAGCGTAGCGCCCGCCATTATCCAGCCCGAGGAAGCCGATCGGCTGATCGACTACGTACAAGACGAATCGCAGATGTTTCGCCTGGCCACGATCGAGCGAATGTCCACCAACGAGCAGGACATTCGGTTCCTGTCGATGAACGGTGGCATCATGCGGCTGGCCACCTGCAACGCCACGCCCGAGGAGTCGGTCACCATTTCGAACACAAACAAGTGTTTGAAGACCATCAGCCTCGATGTGAAGTTCTTTCTCTGCGATGACGACCTGCAGGACGGCATCACCGGCCCCCAGCTAGAGCAGCAGCTCATACGCATGACCGGTGAGACGATGGCCAAAGAGGGTGAGCTGCTGGCCTGGATGGGCAACACCAACAACAGCTACAACGCCGACACCAAGCTAAACGGCAGCGTGATGCACTCCAGCGACATGTGGTACCGCCAGCTGCAGCAGGGCCACATCCTTAACGCCGGGGGCTTCTCCGGGGCCGACGCTGGCGACCGCACTATCACGTTCCACAAGCTGAACTGCCTGCTGCGAGCCATACCGACCAAGTACCGGCGCAACCCCGAGCAAATCAACATTTTCATGCCCACCGACATGTGGCACGACTTTGCCGAGCTGCACCAGGGCCGCGAAACCGTGCTGGGCGATCGCTCGCTGCTGGGCCCGGCGCCGCGCGAGCACATGCTGTCGCCCATTGTGCCTATTGCGCTCATTCCCACCGACCTGCGTGCTTGCGGGTGCGAGTCGTTGTCCACGGCCACCGGGACGTTCGCTGTGGCGAGCGATCCGGCCAACTTCGTGGTGGGCATCGAAAAGAACATCACTTTCGAGCGGTGGCGCGATGCCCCCCGCCACCTGACGTGGCTCATTTGGACGTTCCGCATGGATGCGCTGATTTTCAACGAGGACCAAACCGCACTGCTGGATTGCGCTCAGCTCGACGCTTGCGCCACCAGCTGCACCGCTCCTGCCCTGGGGGCTGGGCGCTGCAACACGTGCCTGAACCTGGGCTCATAAAGCCCGCTGACGTAACTCACGCACGCCCGGGCGGTGGCTCCCAGGGATGGGGGCGCCGCCCGGGGGCAGTGCCAACCGCTTCGACCCGTTTCGCGGGATGGCAGGGTGCGCGGCCCACGTGGGTGCGTCCCGGGCAAGAGTCGGTCGCTTAGGGGCTCTCCGGGCCGGCGCGACCCTGGGGCGCCACCTCCGTGGGCCGCGCACCCTGCCAAGCCCCAAAGCGGGGGCAACACACCTGCCCAGCCCCAGCCTCCCAAAGGGGCGACCGAACAACCGAAAGGACCACCCCACCCGTGCCTGAGATCGTGCTGCGCCGCAGCCTAACCTTTCAGCACAATGGGCGGCATTTCCGCCGGGGTGAGCCGCAGGTGGTGCCCGATGGCGACTACCTGTTCCTGCTGACGCAGGGTTTCGAGGACCCCAACCACGAGCTGCAAATGGCGCACCCCAGCCGGCTGGCCCGCGCTCCCGCCGGCACCGAGGTGCCGGTCATTCGCACCGGCGGCCTGGGCGACGTGCTCATGGTGCTGCCCGGGCTGCGCGCCCTGGCCCAGCGGTACCCAGCGCTGCGGTTCACCTACGCCACGAGCCACGAGTTTGTGCCCCTGATGCGCGACGCCACGTTCCTGCACCGCACCGTGCCCCTGAGCGACCTGCACGGGCGCTTTCAGTGGTGCATCGACCTGCGCGGCTACAGCGAGCGCGACGGGCGCGAGCGATACGACCGCCTGGCGGTGTTCGCCAAGTACCTGCTCAACGGCGTGGCCCCCGACGCCTGGGCGTATCCGATGGTGCCCCACCCCGACGAGGTGCTGCGTGGGAGCAGCATCACGGGCGCCCTGGAGCATGGGCGCCCGGTGGTGGGTATCGCGGTGGGCAGCCACAGCCAGTCGGGCATGCGCAACTGGCCACTGCGCCACGTCGAGCACCTGGCCGAGCTGGCCTTTGACCACGGCATGCGCGCTGTGCTGCTGGACGACGTGGCCCACCAGCTGACGCCGCGCCTGGCCGCTGCCGGGGTGCGCAGCTTGGCCGGGCATCTGACCGTGCCGGCCCTGATCGCAGTGGTGTCGAGCCTGGACTTCCTGGTGACGCCCGATACGGGCGTGGTGCACCTGGCCGAAGCACTGCGCGTGCGCACGGTGGGCTACTTCACGACGGTGGTGCCCGAGGCCCGGGCCGTGCACTACACCCACGTGCGCACGCTGTATGCCGGTGTGCCTTGTGCCCCGTGCTACCACGCGCCGACGTGTGGCCTGCCACCGGGTGAAACCAAGTGCGCAGTGGCCGTGACCCCCACCCGCGTGTGGGAAGAGATCGAATGGATGGCCCAGCATTCACCGCCCTACCACTACCGGGCGGCGCTGGCCGCACCAGCCGATGCGCCGGCATGGCAGCCGGTGCAGTTTGGCGCCCTGGCAGAGGCCAATTAATGAAGGGAGCAAAGCACATGGTGACCTGGGCAGAAGCCTTCGAGTTGATCGCCGACCTAGTAAACAGCTCGGACCAGGAGGACGGGCCTTTCCTCATGGTGGCGGCCGACACACAAAGCGTGCCGCCGAACCTTAAGGTGTTCTGGCGCGAGACCGAGGATGACGAGTGGGTGCCGGTCTTGCCACAAGGGTATGTAACGGCGCCGGTGGCTTCGACGCCGCCGATCGATGACACAACGGATGGCTAATGTCCTACTCGGCATCAGGAAGAAGCACAGCGACCGCAGCAACCGCCGACCATGCGGTGTGGGCGCTGTGGAATCCGCACTCGACCCAGCGGATTCGCCTCATCCAGTGGTCGATGTTCGCGCAAGGCGGAAACCCCCTCGGTGGGTGGAGCTGTCGCCTGCGCCGAATCTCGGCCCGAGGCACGGCGGGATCGACGGTGACGCCGAATAGCTCGAACCACTCACTGCTAGGAGTGGCCCCGCCATCGGGCGCGCTCTTCGACCTGGGTGCCTATACGGTTCAACCCACGCTGCTCGCGAGCGCGGTGGACATAGGAGAGCCATGGATTATGGCTACGCTTCAAGGATGCGGCGTGGTCCTGGACTTCGATAGTGCCATCGAAATCCCTCCCGGGGCGGGGATCGCGATGATTCAGCTCAATGCCGCGGCCTCGGTGGCCTACGACAACACGGTGGTTTGGTTGGAGGACTGGATCTAATGTACACCGTCACCGGACGAAACGCGGCGACCGCAGGGACCGCCGACCATGCCGTGTGGGGATTTTGGAATCCGCACTCGACGCAGCGGATCAAGGTCATCAACTGGTCGATGTTCGCTCAGAGTGCGGCGCCAGCCGCCGGGTGGGCTTGCCGGCTACGTCGAATCTCGGCCCGAGGCACGGCGGGCTCTACGGTCACGCCGAACAGCTCGAACCACTCGACGCTCGGGGTCGCGCCGGTATCCGGCGTGCTACTCGATCTAGCGGCCTACTCGGTGCAACCGACGTTGCTTGCATCGTCGGTTGACTTGGGGCCGCGGTTCGTGTTCTCAGCCGTTCAAGGCTCGGGAATCATCTACCCGATCCCAGGCGGCCTTGAGATTGGACCTGGAGCCGGAGTCGCGATGATCCAGGTCCCGGCCACCATCTCAGTCGTGTTCGACATTGGGGTGACGTGGCTAGAGGATTGGATGTAAGAGAATGTACTCGTGCGCTGGGCGAACGGCAGCTAGTGGCAACAACGCCGACCATGCGGTGTGGGCGCTGTGGAATCCGCACTCGACCCAGAGGATCAAGTTGCTGCGTTGGTCCATGTTCGCGCAGGGAACGCCGACCGCGGGAACGTCGTGGCGCTTGCGAAGGATCTCGGCGCGCGGGACACCCGGGTCAACTGTGACCCCGAATAGCTCCAACCACTCGATGCTCGGGGTGGCACCGGTATCGGGAGCGCTTCTCGACATGTCAGCCTATTCGGTCCAACCAACGCTCTTGGCTTCGTCAGTCGATCTAGGTCCGCGAGTGTCTTACCACAACATCCAGGGAGGGGGGATGGTCTACCCGATCCCCGGTGGAATCGAGATCGGCCCGGGGGCGGGCGTCGCGATGATCCAGGTTGCGGCCGTAATCACTCCGATCATGGACATTAGTGTCACATGGTTGGAGGACTGGATGGACTTCTAATGTCGTTCTTCCGAATCGCGGCTACGACGCGCGGCTGGCAATTCATGGCCGACCAAGAAGGAGCGTTCACCGCGACCAACGCAAGGGTCATCGGGAAATATTGGGGTGCCCTTCTCGGTGGTGGTTGCTACGACGGATTCGACGTGCTCGGTCAACCGGCGAACGAGTTTCGGATGCGCTACGCCTCAGCGCATGAGACGTATGCCCTCACCGGCTCGGTCGTGACGACGCCGAGCGTGACGCAGCAATACGCCTATTTTGCTCCGACCACTTGGCGCCATAAGCAGCAATTCGAAGCGATGGCAGCGGCTGTGACTTTTTCGCCCGCGTGGGGTGCCAAGGTCAACATGGGCACGGGGTTTGACGTGCAATGAGCACACTGCGCCAGAACGTCGCCGGTCAGCGCGTATTCTTCGTGATGATCAGCACCACGACGGGTGCCGGCGTCACAGGCTTGAGCCCCAACGTGAATCGCTCGATCGACGGCGGAGCGCAGGCCGCGGCCACGGGCACCGTGACCGAAATGGGCCTCGGTCAGTATAGGTTCGACCCGAGTGCTGCCGACACCAACGGCGACCACGTAGGCTATATCTTCACGGCTATCGGGTCCATTCCGGTCGGCGCCAATTTCGTTACGACGAATTCAAATCCGCACGACGGCGTAAGCCTTGGCTTGTCGGCTGTCGCCTCGAACGTGGTGCAAATCTCGGGCGACGCGCCAGCCGCCGATGCGCTCGAAACGATGCTCGACGGCACGGGCGGCAACGTGCTCACGGTGGCACAGCTGCGCGTCAACTCGTCGGCCGCGGGCGGCGCCATCGACATCGACAACTCAACCGGGCCTGCCTTCTCGGCGCGCACATCCAGCGGGGTCGCGGGCGAGTTCGTCTCGACCGGGGGTAGTGGCAGCGGGCTCGCGGTCACGGGCCAGGGCTCCGGTCACGGGCTCATCGCGACGGGCGGCGCGACCAACGGCGACGGGATCAACGCCGCGGGCGGCGCGACCAACGGCCGAGGGATCGCCGCCGCCGGGGCGGGCTCCGGAGCCGGAGTCCTCGGGACTGGAGGCGCCACGGGGAATGGTGCGAGCTTCATCGCCGCGGGCGGTGGTCATGGCATCAGTGCCGTTGGCGACGGATCCGGAAGCGGTATCAATGCCGCCGCAGGAGCGACCGGGCATGGCCTCAACGGGACCGGGGGCGTGTTGAGCGGGCATGGAGCCATGTTCTCGACCACCGGGGACGGCGACGGGATTCGCGCTCAGGGACGCGATGGAGGGACGACTGGCTGCGGGATAGCCGCCATCGGAAACGTGAACTTCCCCGGCCTTCGCGCGATCGGTGGATCCGCAGGCAACGGCATCCAAGCCGAGGGTGGCGGGCTCAGCACCGCCGGTATCATTGCGTTCGGAAACGGGACTGGCGATGGGATCAACGCCATAGGTGGCGATGACGGGAACGGGATTCGGGCCTCGGCCGGCGCCACGTCGGGCGACGGAATCCGCGCCGACGCTAGCTCGGGCAACGGGATCAATGCCATTGCTGGAGGCGTCGGAACGGCCGTTGGGATCCTCGCCACAGGAGCGGTGGGAGGCGGCGAAGGCATGCGCGCGCTCGGTCAGGGCGGCGCATCGGGCATACGCGCGCTCGGCAATGGCGTAGGCCACGGCATCGAAGCGCAGGGCGGGACCACCGGCCACGGGATCAACGCTGCTGGCGGGGTTACGTCTGGCGATGGGATCCATGCCATTGCAACTAACGTGGGCGACGGGATCGAGGCCGTCGGCGCTGGTGGTGGTTTCGACATCAACGCCGACATTCAGGGCTCGCTCTCTGGAAATGTCGGAGGCAATGTGGTCGGCTCGGTGGGCTCGATTGCCGCCGGTGGGATCACCGCGGCGAGCTTTGCCGCCAACTCAATTACGGCCTCGGCGCTGGCCTCGGACGCGGCCGACGAGATCATTGCTGCCGTGTCGGGCACCGCAGATTCGGGCTCGACGACCACGATTGTCGATGCCGCCCGCACCGAGGCCGACACGGACTACTGGGTCAACTCCTTGGTCCTCATCACGAGCGGTAGTACGGTCGGTCAGATCCGGCGGATCACGGCGTTCGACCCGGGCACCGACACGATCACTGTAGACCCGGCTTTCACCCAGGCGATCAGCACCAACAATTACTTGATCTTGCGGACGGGGGTAGGATCAGCGGCCGGCAGCGCTCCAACCGCCGGCCAGGTAGCCGACGCGGTGTGGGATGAGCTACGCGCAGGCCATGTTATTGCCGGCAGCTTCGGGGAATACGTGCTGGCTGATATGGTCCGCGTCTCCGGCGATGCCGCGGCGGCGGATGCCTTCGAGACGATGCTCGACGGCACGGGTGGCAACAAGCTGACCCTGGAGCAGCTCAGGATCAACTCGACCACGGCCGCCGGGGCGATCGACATCGACAACTCCGCTGGGCCGGCCATCAGTGCCCGCACGGCTACGGGCGACGCGGTCGAGGCCGTCACGGCCGGCGGGAACGGGCGCGGTATCTACGCCGAGGGGACCGGGACCGGCGCGGGCATCCGAGCCCAAGGCGGGACGGTCGGCGGCTCAACCGGGCATGGTTTCCAGGCCGTCGGCATCGACACGGGCTTTGGCATCGTGGCGACGGGCGGGCCGACCTCCGGGACCGGCATCGTTGCCAACGCTGGTGGGGGGAATGCCTCCGGCTTCTCGGCGATCGGTGCCGGGACTCAGGCCGGAATCGCCGGCACGGGCGGGACCACGTCAGGGGCCGGCATCGTCGGCACGGGCGGGGCTCCCAACGGGCATGGACTTCTCGGGGTCGGCACCGGGACCGGCTCTGGCGTGCGGGGGAACGGTGGGCCCACGGGGCACGGGTTCCACGGCTTCGCGGGCGCCACGTCCGGCGACGGCTTCCGGGTCCAGGCCAACGCCAACGGGCACGGCTTCCAGGCGATCGGCGGGGGCACGGCTGGCAACTCGGGCATCGTGGGGCAGTCGGGCGTCAGCGGACACGGCATCTACGGGTTCGGCGACGGCGTTGGCGCCGGGATGCGGCTCGAAGCCGGCGCCACCGGCCACGGGCTCGATGCGGTCGGCGGGGCAACCAGTGGCGATGGCATCCATGCGATCGCTCCGACGGCTGGCGACGGCATGGAGCTGGTCGGTGCCGGTGCCGGGTTCGACCTAAACGCCGACATTCAGGGGAGCCTCAGCGGTTCGGTCGGGAGCGTGACCGGCAACGTCGGCGGCAATGTCAACGGCAACGTCAACGGGTCGGTCGGCTCGGTCGCAGCCGGCGGGATCACGTCGGCATCGATTGCCACCGGCGCCATCGATGCCGACGCGCTCGCCGAAGACGCGGCGGTCGAAATCATTTCGGCCTTCACCGGAACCGCCGATTCAGGCTCGACTACCACACTCGTCGATGCCGCTCTCACGCAGGCGGACGCCGACTATTGGGAGGGATCGCTCCTCTACATCCGCTCTGGCTCGACTTCGGGTCAGATCCGGCGGATCACGGACTTCAATCCCGGGACCGATACGCTCACGGTCGATCCCGCCTTCACGCAGGCGATCTCGACGAATGATTACTCGATTCTCCGGACGGCAATCGGAACGGCCGCAGCTTCGGGGGCAACCGATTGGACGGCAGGCGAGCGGGATCAGATTCGGCAGGCGCTCGGCGTCACCGGATCGGTCGCTCCGACTACTGGCACGGGCACGCTCGAAACGGCAATCGCCGGGGTCCAGGCCGACACGGACAACATTCAGACCAGGCTACCGGCGTCTCTCGTGGGCGGGCGCATGCGCTCGCACGTGGAAGCGATGGACGCTGGAACGATCACCGCGGCAGTGATTGCCACGGGGGCGATTGACGCCGATGCGATCGCTACTGATGCCGTGGATGAGATCGTAGACCAAACGTGGAACGAGCCGCTCGCCGGGCACCTCGCGGTGGGCTCGACCGGTGAGGCCCTGAACAACGCCGGCAGTGGGGCATCGGCCGCGGTGATTGCTGCTGCAGTGTGGGACGAGGGGCTGGCCGGGCACCTGGTTGCTGGCTCGGCGGGGGCCAACCAGAACCTAATCGACGACATCCTCGCGGCTATGGCGGTGGCCCAGGCCGACCTGGACAACCTGCAAACGCGCCTGCCCGCCACGCTCAACGGTGGACGCATGCGCAGCCACGTCGAAGCGTGCGACCCGCCCTGCACGCCCACCGGTGGCGGTGGCAGTGGCGCAGTGGTGGACACTTTCGAGGGGGTGCCCCTATGACTCCATGGGTGGCGTTGTTGATCGGCCTGTTCCTGGGCTTTTTCGCCGGCATAGTGGCGGCAGCGCTGTGCGCTGGCAGCAACGATGATCGGTTTCCACTGTATCGGCAGCCCGCGCAGCCCGTGAAAAGCCGCGGGCCAAGAGGACGGTGAAGCATGGCCGTTGACCGCGGGCACGCCCAGCAGGGCCAAAGCGTGCGCTTGGGCATGCGATTCACGCTCGGCGGGTCGGCCGTTGACCCGTTTGAGATTCGCCAGGTGGAGATCCTGGACGCCAACTTTGCCGTGATCGCCACGTTCACCAGCACAGTGCACGACGGCGTGGGCCTGTTCCATGTCGAGTGGCCCGTGCCCGCTGACGAGCCGCCGACCGTGCACTACGACCGGTGGTACGCCACGGCAAGCAGCGGCGGCACCGAGGAGGTGTTCACCAACGCGTTCCAGGTGCTCACCGTGGACACATCCACCGCCGGCACGCCGTACGTCACGGTAGGCTTTGCCCGGCAGTTCTTGCCCGAGGCCACCGAGCTGACCGATGCCCAGCTGGCCACGATGATCCTGCTGGCGCAGGAAACCATCGAGTGGATCGCCGGCCAGGTGTTCCTCCCCGTGTTCGAAACGCGCACGTTCAACGGCAGCGGCAAGCCGGCGCAAAACGTCTACCGGCCCATTCAGTCCATCACGTCGATCGAAGTCCTGGGGTGCAACGGCGGCAGCGATGCCACCGGCACCATCGACCCCGCCAGCGTGCGCATCGGGCGAGGGCGCACCATCCTTGGCCTGGGCAACATGCAGCGCTTTGGCCGGCGCCTGGGCAACGCCCTGGCCGGCGTGCCCCCGTGGCACGGCCTGGGGGTGGGCTGCGGGGTGTGGCCCGAGGGCTTTATGAACATCGCCATCACGGGCACCTGGGGCGCCTTTGCCCAGGTGCCGCTGCAAATCCAGCAGGCCGTGGGGCTGCTCATCGCCCACGCTGCGGTGTGCGAATGCCCCACGGGCCCGATGGACACGCCGTACGAGTCGGAAAGCATCGCCGGGGATCGCAGCTACACGCTGCGCAAGATTTGGACACAGGCCCGCACCAGCAACGGCACCGGGTTCCCCGAGGTCGATGCCATCCTCAGCCGGTTCAACGCCGGGGTCATCGTGGGAGTGGTGTAAAGCACGCGCGCCATGGCCAACCCGAGCCCGTACACGCTGACGAGCCGCAGCCACCTGCCCGACCGCTGGGTGCGGGTGTACCGCCGGCTGCGCGTGAATGATGGCGCCTACGGCACATACCAAGCGTTCCAGACCATTATCGAGCGGTACAAGGTGCGCATCTATCCCGACCAGCACCAGCTGCGCGAGCGCGTGCCCCTGGGTGAGCAGCAGCGGGGCAACGCGTACAAGGCGCTGGCCAACCCGAGCCACAACGGAAAGACCGTGATGATCGGAGACGTGTTCCACGACGTAAAGAACAACGAGTGCTACGACGTAGTGGCCGCGCCCCGCCCGAGAGCTGGCCTCACCTATGGGGCCATGATCCAGTACGGCCTGACCATTGTGAAGGACGGCTGCCCGCCGCCGGCAACGGTGCCGTACGAAACCACGGCCCCCCCGGGCGGGGCGGGGGGCGCAGGGGCCACGCAAACCCACTTCATCATGCGGCCCCTGGCCAACAACGAAATCTTCGGGTGGCAAGCGCTCCCCTACTTCGATGGCTTGATTTACAACCTTCAGTTTGACGATCCGCTGCAGCTGGCCGAAATCGCGGCCCTGGTGGCCGCAGGGCGCCGCTGGTGGCGCTACTACACCATCCTCGATTACCCGTTCTCGGGCACGCTTTTCGGGGGCACGACGCCACCCCTGGCCACGTGGTTCAACTACCTGCGCGATAACGTGCAGTTCTCGGGCTCGACCTCACACCGGCGCTTTCGGGTGGGCAACACGGTGGCGCTGTTCAATGCCACACCAGCCGGGCCCCAGCCCGAGCAGCGCGAGCTGATCCCCCATGGGCTTATCATTGCCGATGAGCGCGCGGCGCTGGTGGCGCAAATGGTGGCGCTGGCGCTGGCGCCCGGGGGCCTGCTGGCGCCGGCCAGCGGGGTATTCCTCGACCAGGCGTGGCTCAACCTGCCGTCGTTCTTTGTCGAGTCGAATCCGCTCAACGAGTCCGGCCACGGCAACGTCAAGGAGGGCAGCCCCAAGCTGACGGCGCTCGACTATGCCGCTACCGAGGCCGCCTTTGGCGAGGGTGGCACGTGGGCGACCCACCGAGCCGGTCTGATGGCACTCTACACCGGGGTGGCCACGGCGCTCGGTGCGACACGCTATGCGATTAAGAACGGGGAGCACGTGGCGGTCAGTGGGGATTCGATCCCCAAGCCCTGGCTTTTTGAGAACGCTTGGAACAACAACGCCGATGGCAGCACCCAGCCCGAGCGCTGGGCCAATGCCAAGGCGGGGTTCCTCACGGACCCGCGGAACATCCTCTCGATCAAGTGCCATGATGTTCCGAACGCGGTCCAGGGCGTGCCGGAGGCCATCGCCCACTGGCAGGAAAATGGTGGATGGATTGGTTTCACGGACGACGACAGTGCCGGGGGCATCGCCAACCGCGAAACGGCCTATGCCGAGGTGGCGGCGCTGCTAGCGGCAAGGGGGTTTCCGAGTGGCTAAGTACACCGCGCACACGCTGGCCGAAACCAACAGCAAGCTGCGCATGATCCAGAAAAAGACCATCAAGATCCTGGCCGATGTGCGGGACGGCGCTCCCCGCACCATGCTCGGGGCGGGGCAAATCGTGCAGGCGCGCGCGCAGGAAATCCTCACCGAAAAGGGCCATGTGGTCACGGGCAACCTGCGCCGCAGCATCAACACACAGCTGGGCGAAGTGAGCGCGCGGCGCGTGGAGTCGATCGTTGGCACGTGGGTGATCTATGCCCGCAAGATCGAGAACCTGCCCGACGGGGGCTACTTGTTTCCTGCCACCGAGCAGTCCGTGGGCATCGTGAACCGCTACATCTATGAGAATGGAATCCGCCCGGCCTATGTCCAGTGGGAGCGCCCATGAGCGGCACCCCGGCACGCGACCTGGCCACGTACGTTGGCGATAGCCTGTGGGCCGATGCGTGCCTGCTGCCGCTGCTGGATGCCGACCGGGACGAGACGCACGGCACGGATGCCTTTTGCGACGAGCCCACCAACAGCCACCCGGGGCGCCCCATCCGGCGCGAGCAAATGGGCTGGCCCAGTGACTTCCATCGCGCCATAGTCACCTATGGTCGGTTTAGCACGGCACCAGCCTTTGGCACCACGCCGCCGTGGGTTGAGCGATGGAGTTTTGTGGTGAGCGTGTTCGCGCGCGAAACCATCCGCCTGGAGGACGGCACGGTGGCCGGCGCGGGCGACCTGTGGGCGCTGGACATTTACGACCACGTGCGGAGAATCCTGGGGTGGATTCAAGGAACGAACACCGGCGCGCTACCCCTGGCGTGCGATGGCAACCTGCTCGTGATGAGGCGAGTGCACGGCGGAGACGTGCAGCCGCTTGAGTTTAACAACGAGCACCACTACTGGCAAATCGCTTCGCGATTCAACTGGCTGGTGGTTGCGCGCGGCTTGACTACGGTGCCGTGCCACCCATGCGGCACGCCATAACAGGGGAGGAGAACTGAAGCCATGCCGAATCCGGCACTGTGCACCGAAAGCCTGGACCCTTCGTTCACGATCGGTACGTTCGATCTGTACATCCAGCCCGCGAACGCGGCCGAGCAGCTGGTGGGCAACATCGACGCCGGTGGGTTCCAGTTTACGCCCAACACGCTAGAGCATCGCGACGGTAAGACCAACTCGCTCGACGCTCTGTTCGTGCTGGGCAAGGACTACTTCATCAACTTCACCACCGACACCATCAACGCGTACAACATCGCCGCCCTGCTCAACGAGGACACGATCAACGTGGCCGAGGGATGCAAAATCCCGTTCACCGGCAGCCGCTGTGTGCGCACGTATGGCGCTCGGCTGCTGCACTTTTTCCCATGCGGTACCCGCACGTTGGAAATCGTGTTCCACCGAGCAGCCATTCTCAGCGAATTCACGCTCAACTTCGAGCGCGAAACACCGGCCACGATGCCCGGTATCATCCGCTCGTTGAAGTGCGAGAGCGCCAACCCGAACGATCCATTCGGGTACGCCATCCTGTCGGGGACCTGCCCGGCATCGTAAACACAGCCGGACACCCGCGGCTGGACACAGCTGGTGGTGCCGCCCAACCGGTGCCTATCGGCAGCCGGCCGCGGGTACCAACAAACCATGGAAAGGTGGAGAGCCCAAAGATGAACGACCCCGTGTGGAACGCCCCGCCGCCCGTCGCCATTCAGGGGCGGCAGTTTATCGTGCGCGAGCTGGCGGCCGGCAGCCTGCGTCTGCACCTGCGCGACCTGGTGGGCATCCTGGGCAGCTTTGCCGCCCAGGCCGAGCAGGCCACCAGCGACCAGCAGGCCACGATGATGCTGGGGCTGATCGACAACTATGCCGATGAGGTCATTTCGATCATGTCCGAGAGCACCACGCTGCAGCCGGCGGAGATCCAGCAGCTACCGGGGAGCGTGTTTTTCGAGCTGGCCAGTTTGGTGCTCAAGGCGCAGGAGCCGATGGTGAAGGCTTTTTTTCACCTGCGCCAGCAGGCGGCGGGGTTGCTGGCGCCCAGCAGCAGCAGCGGCGGGAGCAGCAATGGGAGTTCCGTAGTGCCCAGCTCGTCGGCGGCCTCGTCGCCGCCGGATTCGACTACGACACCGTTACCAAGCGCCTAACATGGAGCCAAATCGTACTGTTTGCGCGGGCAGCCCAACACCGCGCGGTGGTTGAAAGCCTGTTCATGCTGAGTGCCGTACACAACCCCTACTCCAAGGACGAAGCCAGCGCCAAGCGGCTGTTTAGTACGCTGCGTGGTGAACTCTCCCGGCTTGAGCGGGGCGACGTGGGCGGCCGGCCGGTACCGGTGCAGCAGGGCATCACGATGAAGCAACTGACCGATGCCCGCCTTCCCATTCGCCAGGTCACGGTTACCCCTGAAGAGCTGGCGGCCAAGCGGCTGCCGCGCGGGCCCGGGCAGCGATGACCGTTTTCGAAAACATCATCAGCACCAAGCTGGTGCTCGACCTGGCTGGTGCCCGCGCGTCGATCGACAAGTACAGCGCCGGGTTCAAGCAGTTTATCGACAACAACAAAACCGCTGGCCAGCTGGTCGAGAACTTCATCAAGAAAGTCGCTGGCACCAACCCCGCGGCGCTGCTGGCTGCCGGTGGCCTGGCCGCAATGACCACGGCAGCGGTGGCCGCAAGCAAGCAAGCCATCGCCCTGGCCGATGCGCTCACCGTGGTGAGCCAGCGCACGGGCCAGTCGGTCGAGTCGCTGTCGGTGCTCAAGTTTGCGGCCGAACAGTCGAACGTTTCCTTCGGTGAGGTGCAGTCCGGGCTGCGCGCGCTCACCCGCACCACGGCAGCGGCGGCCAACGGCAACAAGGCTGCGGGTGCGGCGTTTAAGAAGCTCAATATCGACATCCGCAATGCCAACGGTGGCCTAAAGAGCAGCGAGCAGCTGTTCCGTGAAGTGGCCGATGGCGTGGCCAGCATCCAGGACCCCACGCTCAAGGCCGCGGCGGCGGCCGGTGTGCTGGGGCGCCAGGCGGGCCCCGCCCTGGTGCCGTTGCTAACGCAAGGCACCGCCGGGCTGGATGCGTTTGGCAAGGAAGCCGCCGAGCTGGGCATCGTGATCGGGCCCAAGTTTGCGCGCGATGCCGATGACTTCGGCGACAACCTGCAAAAGCTCAGCGGCCTGACCGTGGGGTTTGGTCAGGCCATTGCCAGCGAGCTGCTGCCGGGCATCAACGCCCTGCTCGAAGCCTTTATCAAGGCGGGCAAGGTGGTGCTCCGGGGCACGGTGCTGCTGTTCCAGGACCTTGGGTTTGCCACGTTCAAGCTGGCGGGGGTGCTGGGTGTGGCCACGGCCGCGGCCAAGCTGTTCTTTGCCCAAATGGTCAACGACAAGAAGGCCATCGCCCAGGCAAAGCAAGAGCTTGGTGGCTACACCGAGGCGCTGCAAACCACTCGCGAGGAGTGGCTGGAAATGCGCCAGGCCTCACCCGAGGAGGAAATCAAGGGCACTGGCAAAGCGGCCCTCACGGCCACCGAGGCGCTGGACGCGCTGGTGGATTCGTTCAGCGAAGTGGACAAGGCCATTGGGCCGGTCGTGGCTTTGGCTCGGGACCTCGCGGGCACGATGCCCGAACTCAGCCCGCGCTTTCAGGAGCTGGTCACCGGGCTGCGCGGCATTGCCGACACCGGACCCGAGGCGGCCAAGGCCCTGCAGGAAGTGCTGGCTGTGGCGGCGCAGGCTCAGCTGGAACTTTCGAACGAACTGGCGCAGTCCTTCCGCGACCTCACGGGCTCGGTGGATGCACTGCCCCGACGCCGCGGTGAGCTACGGCAGGGTGGCGTGCAGGGCCCGCTAACGCAGGAGCAGGCGGCGGGCATTGGCGATCCGCTGCGCGCTAGTGGTGGCATCGAAACCGAGCCCTTGCAGGAGGCCCCAGCCCTGGTGGAGGAAACGGCCACTTCAGCCGAAAAGCTAAGCGCTGCCCTGTTAGCCGCCGATCTTGCGGCCGAAGAAATGAACACCACGCTGGGCCAGGGCAACGCCATCCTCAACGGGCTGACCACCATTGCCAGCGGCTTTGGCGATGCGCTGCTCGACACGGCACTGGGGGCCAAGCTGGCCTTCCAGGGCTTTTTCAAGCAACTGCTCAAGGACCTGGCGCGCGCCATCATCCGCGCCACCATTTTGCAGGCCATCCTGGCGGTGTTCTCGGGTGGCTTTAGCCTGGCCAAGATTGGCAAGGCGGTGCAGCAGTCGCTGGGGTTTGTGGGCTTCCAGGACCGTGAGAGTTCGATCCTGGGGCGGGCCGCTCAGGCCAGCAGCCTATCGGCCGGAGTGGGCGTGGCTCCGGTGGCCGCCGCGGCGGCGGCCCCAGGTGTGACGGTGCAAATCCACGAGCCGGGGCCCTTCACCTGGGCCGAGGCCACCGACCGCAAGGTGCTACCCCGGCTGCGCGAGCGCCAGCGCAAACTTAACGAGCAATCGCTGTGAGCAATGTGGTGCGCGTCGCCCATGACCTGCTGCCCGCGGGGGAGCTGTGGTTCACGGATGACGACGTGGTGGAGCTGGAGGTGCGGCACGAGCAAATCGTGGTCGAGCAAATGGCCCAGGCCGGAAACCTGTCGTTCGTGTACGTGGGCGAGGTGCGCTACGAGTTCGACTTCCTGTTCAACATTTACCAGCAATCGACCCTGCAGAAGCTGGAAATGGTGCGCCTACTGCGCGCCAGCTTCACTCTGATGCCCTTTTACCTGGAAGAGCCCGCGAGCAGCTTCACCGTATTCTGGCCCGAGCAACCCACCATGACCGAGCGCTGGGTGCGGGGGCGCCGCTTTGCCCAGTGGGACAAGTCGGTGACGTGGAAGGAAACGCGCGAAATCATCTGCCAGCCCCCGGAGGGGAGCTAGTCGCCGTGGCTATTATCAATCCCTTCGACGGGTGCCTGCCGCCGGTATTGTTTGGTACCGGCCGGCTGTTCATCACCGTGGGTACGGACGAGCACGACGCGGGGAACTTCTCGCTGGTGGACTACATCGGCGACAGCGAGACGCGCCGCGTGTTCCTGGGGGCGGACGAGGTGGCCAGCCCACTGGTGGCCACGGCGGCCTACCGGCTGGAGCTGGCGGGGGACAGCTTTTCGGAGGAGAACCTTGCGCGGCTGCTCAACGAGAACCTAGACTCGCAGATTGACGGCACGCGGCTAATCAGCCTGCGCACGGTGCGCGTGGCCCCCGTGTACCAGCTACGGTTTGAGAGAGAGTTTCCGGCGACAGCGGACGACTGCCCATCGCCCCGCATGATCAATCTGCACTTGTGGCGAGCCTATATGGACAGTCCATTCACGTACACGTTCAGCCAGGACGAGCAAACTGTGCATCGGTTTGTGTTTATCACGCTGCCCGACACGGTGGGCCACCCGTTTGATCCGCTCGGCATGATCACCATGGACCCGCCGTAGGCGCTCATCGCGATGGCCCACACCCTGACACGCATCGAGGGGTTCGAAGCCGGCGCGCTGATTTCCCTTAACGGGGATAGTGTGGCCGGGGCGGTGGCGTTTTCCACTGCGGCTGCCGAAAAGCGCAGCGGCGACTACGGCTGCGTGATCACCAATGGTGGCGTGACGGCAGCCAATATCAGCCTCGCATGGGCTTTCGATGCGGACGGCAAATCATCCACCACGCTCACGTTCGCCGCGGCGTCCTTCCGCGTTTGGCTGAAAGTGCTGGCCTACCCCGACATCAATGGTCGGATGGTGATGCGTCTGGCGGGCCTCACAACAATTTCCACGTTCACGATGAGCACCACTGGCGTGCTCACGGTGGATGGCACGGCAGGCAGCACGCCACTGGCACTGAACACGTGGAACGAAATCACAGGTATTTACAATTCGGCCGCGGGCGGCACGATTAGTGTGCAACTGCGGGCCGATGGTGCCGCGGTGCGCACGCAGGAGTTCACCAACGTGACGACCGCATCGGCCAACCCAGTGCTGAGGTTGCTCATCGGCAAAACAGACAACGCCGGCACACACACGCTGGCCGTTGACGACATTGCCCTCGAAGGCGCGGCCGTGGTGGCCTCGGTCGATTATCCGGCGCCGGGGCACGTGGTGGCGGTGGACGGCAGCCTCGATGGCGCATGCGATGGTGTGTGGGCGGTGGCCGGCGCGGCGACCGCTTGGCAGGCACTGGCCAGGCCCTTCGACGGAGCCACCACGGACATTGCCATTTCGGGGGCCGGTGGGGTGGCGCGGTGCCAGTCTATTTTGCTGGAGCCCACGGCGGACGCCGGTATCGACGCGGCATCCATCGTAAATGGCGTACAGTTTTGTGCGATTTCTCAGCAGCCCGCGGCCCCTGGCCTCAGTGCACGATTTCGCATCGTGGCCGAGTCGAGCGATGTGGGCTGTGGTGGTACGCCATGTGTGAACTTCCAGGACCTAACAGCGGAAGCTGCAAATATCAACTCCGCGCAAAACTTTTACGCTTCGATGGAGCAGTTGAATCCGTTTACCGGCAACCCGTGGACGCTGCTTGAAATTAGCAGCATGGTTATCGGGGTGCGCGGGCGCACCCTTGCCGGCGGCTCGATCCTGCGCGTGACCACGCTCTGGCCCCAGGTGGACTTCGAGCCACCACCTCCACCCACACCCAGCGGCGGCGATAGCCTACCCAGTGGCGGGGGCAGTGAGCCCGCGCCCACCCCTTTCGACCGGTTTTGCGCGTCGATCATCTTCGATCCTGGTGGCACGCAGGAGTTCGACCTTTCGGGTCGGCTCACGCTGGCGCGGCCGCTGCGCCAGGAGCGGGACATTTTGCTCCGCGACTATCGTGCTTCGGACGCGGACCTGGAGTTTGCCGACACCGACGAGCTGTTCATTGAAACCAACCCCAACAGCTTTCTGCGCGATCCGGCCACTGGCGAACCCAGCTGGCTGGGCAAGCGGGTGCTCATCGCGCTGCGCATGGGCGAAACCGTCCTCACCCGATTCATCGGCCAGGTGCTGGAAGAGCAGAGCACCAGGGGGCGTGGGTACCTGAAAATTGCCGACCGGTTTCAGGCCATGTTCGATCGCCCGCTGCTGGCCAACAGCGTGGGGCGTATCGTCAGCACCAGCGGAGCCGTGGGGCTGGGCCCGGCGCTGGGCATCGTGCCCAACGCCCCGGCCACTGGGTGGTTCCTGGGCAACCTGACGCTGCTCAACCAGTCGCCAGGCACGCGCAACCTGGCCACCAAGTGCCAAACCTGGACGCTCACCTTTACCAGCGACGCCATCCCGGATGGCATCACGCTGCCCAGCTTTTTCATTACTGGGAGTGTCACGGGCTTCGATGGCGAAGGCCAATACGGCGTGCCCGGGAGCTTTACCAGCACGAGCGGGCAAATCGCGATCGACACCACCCGCCCGGGGGACATCCGGGAGGACCCCCGGGCCCTACCGCCGGCCGAGCGCACCGCCCCCAAGAACAGCACCACGAGCCTGCGCACGGTGTGGCGACCGGCGGCGGGCTCCACGGCCGTGCAGGCCATGCGCCAGCTGCTGCTCGACTGGCGCGGGGCCAACCTGACCGCGCCGGAAATCGACTCCTCGCTGGACGCGCTGGTGGGCACCGCGGCCGACCAGGTGCTGCCGGCGGCAGAGTTCATCCCCACGATCGCCCGCATGTCCTTTGACGAAACGCTCAACCTGCTGGCCGCGGTGCAAGCGCTGGCCCTGCACCTGGGGTGCTCGTTCATCGAAAAGGCCAACGGCAACATCGGCGTGGCGTCGTTTATGCCCCGGGTGATCGACGAGCCCCCGGTGCTTTGCAGCTCGGACGACCTAATGGAGCTGGCGATCGCGCACCTGCCGATTTACAACGAGTACAGCGTGGAGCACGCGTTCAGCGAGTCAAACAATAAGTTCACCGCCGGGTTTGCTTCGCCATCGGCGGCCGACAATGACAGCTTCGCCAAGTATGACAAGATTTTCCCGGCCCCGAGCACCATGCAGTTCCGCGGGTACGATGGTTCGAACCTGCCCTGGATGCAGTCGATTGCGCTGGCGCTTTACGACCGGTACAAGGACCCGCGGCGCATTTACACGGTGCGAGCCAAGGTCGAGCGGCTGGCAGCGGACATGGGCGATGTGTTCCGCATCGACAGCCTGGTGCCCACCGTGGGGCCACGCTACACGGAGCCCGTTTCGATCGACCGCAACATCACGGGCGACCTGACGGCGGCCATGGAGTTAGTCGAAGTGGACTCGGAAATTGTGAGTGGCGAGTGCGGCGGCTACCTCGGGCTTGACACCGATCAGACCGGACTGGATGATGACTGCTGGGGGGTGTTTTAATGTCCAAGGCCAAGGTGATTTGGGCTTTTCAGGAGCGCCCGGTTGCATCGAGCAAGATGAACCAGGTGATCACGGACTATATCACGCCGGCCTTGCCGATCTGGAGCTACAAGTTCGCTTTCGACGTGGCTACGCCCATATTCGGCGTCTCCCAATACTTCGGCTATTATCCATACAACCCACAAAAGAGCGTGTACGACCGGTTGTGGATCACGGCCTTCTCGTCCAGGGATGGAGTAAACGCCGCAGCGGACTTTGAACTTTCCTTCGATACCGGTGCTAGCTGGACCGGAGCGTTTCCATCGCTCGCAGCTTCGGGGCTGACCGGGTTCACTTACGATGAGACTTGGAACCTCGGCGTACAGGTAGCCACCTTCCAGTGGATCGGCCTTCGTCACAGCCTGCTGGCGGCATCGCAATCGTTCAGCTGCGCGGTATTCGGATTTCTCTACCGCTCGACGGACACGCCATTCTGATGCTGACGTTCGTACGCTCCTACGTGGCCCACGACGTGGCCAGCCTGCACCCAACGCTGTGGAGCATAGTGCGTGAAATCGCCGACTGGATGTGGGCCGAGTACACCCACCAGGAAAACGTGTACGTCACCCAGCTGTGGCGCAGCCACGACGAAACGGTACGCATCTATCGCGAGGCTGGCCTGCCACCGCCTGCCAGCAGCGTGCATGAGGCGGCCCGTGTGCTGGGCGATCCGTGGAGCGGGTGCCGCGGCGCCGACCTGAGCGTGCGCATGTACCGCGCCGGGCAGCCCTACGACACGTGGCCCACGCTGCCCCCCAGCGTGGTGCGCGAGCTGGTGGCCGCGGTCAACCAAAAGTGGCGCTACCAGTCGGGCGAGCAGCACCAGGTGGCGCTGTTCCATCATGTTTCGGGTCCCCATGTCCACTTGCAGTGCCGCCCCGGGCAGGAAACGATCGACCGCGAAACGGTGACCTGAGCCATGGGGCGGTGGCAGATCGAAGGGCTGGACGAGGTGGCGTTGTGCCTCCCGCGGGCGCGCGAGCTGGGGTGGCGGGTGGCATGTGCCCAGTCGAAGGATGTCATGGTGCGGTACATCGGCCGGCGGGACAAGCCCAACCGTGACCCAGCGGAGAGTGACTTTGTGGTGCGGCGCGATGGCACGATCGACCACCGTGTGGACCCAACGTGGTGGGAGAATCAAAAGTGAATCGTGTGGGGTTGCAGGAATACTTCGAGAAGATCCTGGAGTTCCGCTTCGGGGCGTTCGATAAGATCATCGAAGCGCGCTTCACGGCCATGGAAAAGGCCACGCAGCTGGCGGCCCGACTGGACAACGACCTGCAGCGCGAGCGGGCGATGGAGATGGCCCGCCGTTTGGACGAGCTGAACCACGCGCACGCGCAGGCCACGGTGGACAAGGCGGCCTACCTGCCGAGGGAGACGCACAGCGCCGACCTCAAGGAGCTGAACACGCGCATCGCTGCGCTGGAAAAGATTGCCGCGGTGGCGGTTTTCCTTGCCGTCGCGCTGCCGATTGCTCTTAACTATTTCAGGTGGTTTCGGCCATGACGTGGTGGAGCAGAGAAAAAGCGGTGCTGCGGTGCCATTGCGCCCCCTCACTTTTCAAATGGAGAGCAAAGCCGTGAGCGAGTGGGAATACTGTGTGAGTGTGCTGTGCCACAACCGACTCGATCGCACCCAGCGCTGCGTGACGGCGCTGCTGGAGCACCGCCCTGCCGGTACCGAGCTGCTCATCACCAACAACGGATCGACCGATGGCACCGCCGAGTGGCTGGCCACGGTCGCCGACAGCCACCCCGGGGTGCGCGTGCTGCACCACGCCGAGAACAAGGGCATCAGTGAGGGCAAAAACATCGCCCTGGAGCACTGCACTGCGCCGTGGTTTTTGTCGGTGGACAACGACGCCACCCCCGGGCCAGGCCTGATCGAGGGCCTGCGCGCGGGGTTTGACCACGAGCGCGTGGCGCAGGTGGGGCGCTCGGGCACCCACGGCCGGCTGGGTGACGACGGGGTGGGCCATGTGGGCGAGCCACTGGAGTACATCGACGGTAGTTGCTTCATGGTGCGCACCGACGTGGCCAAGCGCATCGGGCTGTGCGACCCGACGTTCTACGGGCAGTTTGGGTGCGAGGACGCCGACTTTTCTCTACGGCTGCGGCAGCGGGGCTACTGGCTGGCCGTGCGTGATGTGCCGCTGACACACGTGAACGAGCCCACCAACAACGGCCACGGCGTGACGTACGACCTGACACCGGCGCGCGAGCTGGCCCACGCCAACCTGCGCACCCGGTGGGGCTACTACCTGCGAGTGCGCCGGTTTGATGCGCGCGTGTGCCTGCGCCGCACTGGCAGCCTGGGTGATGTGCTCATGGCCAGCCCGCTGCCCAGGTTGATTCACGATGAGTGGCCGGAGGCGCGCATTTTTGTGGCCACACGCTATGGCGAGGTCTTCGCCGGCAACCCACACGTGGCCGGCGTGCTGTCGCCCGAACAAGCGGGCGAGTGTGACTACGTGTACGACTTGGACGGTGTGTACGAGGGCACCCCACAAATCAGTGCGTGGGCGGCATACGTGGCGCGCATCAACACGGCCAGCCTGGTGCGCATCGACAGCTCGCGCACCGTGCCCGAACTGTACGCGCAGGAGCATGTGGCCGGGTTACCCGATGAGCCATTCGTGGCCATTCACATGCAGCCCACCGCCTGGCCGGGGCGTAACGTGCCGGCCCGCCTGTGGCCCGGCATTGCCGACCTGGTGCGGGCGCGTGGGTTCAGGCCCATCAGCATTGGCATGCCGGCGGCGCCCATGGATGCCGATATGAACCTGCACGACCTGACGCTGCCACAGCTGGCCAACGTGATCGAACGGTCGGCCGCGTTTGTGGGCATCGACAGTGCTCCGTTCCACGTGGCACAGGCATACAAAAAGCCCGCGGTGGTGTTCTTTGGGGCCATTGATCCCAACATGCGCTGCTTGCATGAAACGCTAGCCGTGGTGCAGCAGGAGCACCTGCCATGCCTTGGGTGCCATCACCGCTACAGCCCGCCGCGGTACGAGTGGTGCGGGTGTGAGCGCGGCGACGTGGCCTGCATGGAAACGCTCGAACTGGGCCGTGTGCGGTCGGCCCTGGGGAGGCTCTTTGTTGTGAGCGAAACCAGCAAGGTGCGCCACCATGTGCTGCCACACCTGGTAGGCTACCGTGGGGTGGATGTGGGATGTGGGCCCTACGAAAAAATCACGCCCACGGCCACGGGCGTCGATGCGCTGGGTAGTGGGGCCGAGGTCGAGGTGGACCTAAACTACGACTTCCCATTCGCCCCTGGGTCGCTAGACTGGGTGTGGTCGAGCCACTGCCTTGAGCACCTGCACGATTTCCGCGCGGTGCTGCTGCAGTGGTGGCTCGCGATCAAGCCCGGTGGAGTGCTGGGCCTGTACTTGCCGCATCGCGACTACTACGACAACGCATGGAACGCCGACCACAAGCACGCTTTCACCCAGGACATGATTGCCGAGGTGCTGGCCGATGCCTTCGATGCGGAAATCCTGGTTAATGTTCTGGACGTGGACGACGTGCCACTGGCTGAACGGCCCGAGCGACACTACCAGACCGAGCGGTACAGCTTTCTCATTATTGCCAGGAAGCCAACATGAGCACGGGGCTTGGCGGCTCGCTGTTTGTGCGTGACGCCGTGCGCCTGGATTACTGTGTCGAGGCGGCGATCGAATCGTTGGTGCCCGTGTGCGACGACGTGGTGGTGCTCGACTGTCACTCGACCGATGACACGCTGGCGCTGTTGCGCACGATCGAAACACGGCACAGCAATGTGCGAGTGTTTCCCAACGTGCCGTGGGAGCAGGCCGGCAACTACGAGCGCTTGATGATCCTGGCCAACGCCGCGCGCGAACTCGTGCGCGCCCGGTGGCACTTTATGATTCAGGCCGACGAGGTGCTGCACGAGTCGAGCTACACAGCGCTGCGCGCCCTGGTGGCGGCCGATGGCTGGGGACAGCAAGCGTTCAGGGTTCGGCGATTGAACCTGTATGGCGACTTGGACCATCACATTAGCCTGGGCTCGCGGCTCAAACCCTGCTCAGACGAGCCCACGCGCATCGGGCTGCAGGGGGTGCCCGCAGGCGGCGATGCCGAAAGCATCGTGGAGCCGCACGGGCCCGACCGCCGCATGGTTGACCGGGTGACTCTGTTCCACTATGGATTTGTGCGCAGTGGGCAGGCGCTGATCACCAAGGCGATCGAAATGCAAAGCTGGTTTTGGGGGCCGCACAGCGTGCCCGACCAAAGGGTGGTGCACATGCAGCAGGCGGGCACGGGTTTCAGGCCGTACGACATCATCCCGCCCCAGGAGCTGAGCCCACTGCCCATGCCCCACCCCGCGGCAGCCGCGGGGTGGCTGGCCCTGGCGGAGCCCCGTGGCGACGTTTGACGAGGTGCTGGCCGCCAGCCCGGTGGTGGCGGCATCGCCCTGGCCCAAGCTGCAGCGCCTGTGGGACGAGGTGCAGGCCCTGGTGGCGGTGCCGGGCGACTTGGCCGAGTTTGGGGTGTGGCGGGGCGGCTCGGCCCGCCTGCTGGCGCACCTGGCCCTGGCGCAGGGCCGCACGCTGCACCTGTACGACACGTTTGCGGGCATCCCGGCGAGCGCCGTTGAGTCCATCGACGCCCACCAGGCGGGCGACTTTGGCGACACCAGCCTGGAGGCCGTGCAGGCGCTGCTGGTGGGCCACGCCGTGGTGTATCACGTGGGCGAGTTCGACCCGGCCATGGTGCCGGCCGTGCCGCTGGCCGCGGTGCACATCGACGCCGATACCTACCGATCGTACTGGCTGGCGCTCCCCAGGTTTTGGGGGCTGCTTTCACCAGGTGGGGTGTTGGTGCTGGACGACCCCGGCAGTCCCGGGTGCCGGGGGGCCACCGAGGCCACGGCCGAGTTCCTGGCCACGTGCCATCCCCAGCCGGTGCGGGCCACGGTGGACCCGGTGCACTCGGGCATGGTGCTGCAGCACCCATGAGCGCGCGAGACTACGACAGCCAGCCCACGGCCACCGACGAGCAGGTGGCTGAGTACCGCCGGCACTCGGTCGCCGATGCCGAGGAGTATGCCCAGCTGACCTACGGCCTGCCGCGCGATGCCATGTATGGCAGCGAGGCGCACAGCCTGTTCTTTTTCAAGGCGGTGCTGGCCATGGCCCAGCCCGAGCACGTTGTTGAAATCGGCTTCGGCGCGGGGTGCAGTGCCAGCATGTTGTTGGGGCTGGCGCCGGGCATTCGCCGGGTGGTGTCGGTCGATTGGACAGCCAATCCATCGGCCTTGGCTGGTGTCACGGTGGTGCAGCGGCGGCACCCGGGGCGGTTCTTTTTCATCAACACCGACTCGCGCCAGTTGTCGGCGACGGCCGTTGCGATGGCCCTGGGCGCCGGGCCCGACCTCATGTTCATCGACGGTGGTCACGATCACGACACGGTGGCTAGTGACCTGCGCCTGGCGCGGGCGTTGCAGCCCACGTGGTTGTTGCTCGACGACTGGTGGCCACAGTTTGGCCCTGGGGTGCAGAGCGCGTGGGCGCAGGAGGGTGCCGGCTACGAGTTGCACCAGCAATGGGGCAATGCGATTCTGTTTCGGAGGCCCCGTGTGGAGGTCATATGAATGAGTACATTCCCGGCTGGGTGTTCCTGCTGTTTGGCTTGGGCAGCCCGGTGCAGGAGTTCATCAATCGGTGGGTGCCCGAGCGCCTGCGCCCGGTGCTGCTGTGGGGGGTGGCGTTTGGCATCGTGCTGGCGGTGGTTCTTATCACGCCGCTCGACTGGGATGCCTTCAACCTGCAGCTGGCGCTGGTGTATGCAGCGCTGACCAGCGGCTGGGCCATGAGCAACCTGGTGAAGCCCCCGCTGCGCCCCAGCGCCGTGGCGGTGCGCAGCGTGCTCATCATGGGGGCGGTAGTGGGGCTGGCCCTGGCGGCACGGGCCGCATGGGCCCAGGTGGACAGCCTGGGCGCGGGGGTGCCCATTCCGGTGCCCGACCTGCAGGCCACGAGCGACACGATTTTCCCCGGCATGCGCAGTTTCATCGTGGCGCAAATCCTGGCCTTTGTCGGTGCCACGCTCACGCGCTGGTTCGGTCGTGCTCGCGAGGGCTCGTTGCGCGCCCGCTAAATACGGGCGGCGCCATTTTTTCACAGATGGGAGGTAACGATGCGAAGCTGGATCATGGCCGCCACTCTACTGGCGGTGCTCATGGGGCCCCGCGTGGCCCAGGCCGACCACAAGGCCGACGAGGTAGACGAGCGCGGGCGCCCGCAGCGTGAGCTGTGGGGCGTGGCCACGCATCCGTACATCGAGTTCAACTCGGATCGCACGTCGGGCGACCATGCCGCATGGACCAACGGCGTGACCGCCGGGGTCGAGCTGGCCACCGATCCGCTGTGGCTCGGCCTGGGGTACACGCTGCACGACATCCTGGCCGAGCGGGAGGTGGTGCCGTGGGACGGTACGGCGTTCGCCAAGCTGGGGCTGTACCAGGGCGGCCTGGGCAACCTCGGGTCGGTGCCCACGTACATCCACGCGGCGGTGGTGCTGGCCGTGCCCACGGGCCCGGACAAGCTGGCGCTGGGGGTGGAAGCGGGCTTCGAGTTCGACGTGGACCCGCTGTACGCCGGGCTGCGCTACACGGTGCGCGACACGTGGGTGGACGACGACGATGCGGTGTACCCATGGAACGGCGAGCTGGGGGTGGCGGTGGGCCTGTACTGGTAAACTGCACTGCTGCGGGAACCCGTGGGGGTGGCCCGGGCCCATAACCCAGGCGCGGCCAGTTCGACTCTGGCTCCCGCACCCAGCAAAAGCAAAGGCCCCCGGGGGGCACTCCGGGGGCCTTGCTGCGCCTGCACGCACTGCCCGCGTCCGATGAGCAGCGCGCGTGGCGACGGCTCAGGGCGCGAGTGGCGGCACCATCCGATACGTCCACAGGCCGCCGGCCAATCGCGAGGAGACAATGCCGCCGTTGGGATACAGCCGCTTGAACTTGAGTTTGCGCAAGTCGCGAATCCTGGCCGATGCCCCAGCCTCAGAGCATCCGACCACGGCCGCCAGGTCGGGCAGCGTCCAGGGGAGGCCGCTGGAAAGGGCGCTGTACACACGGGCGAGCGATGTGCTCAGGCGGGCATGATCGAGCGGGCGCGCATAGGTGCGCCCGTCAAAGTCGGGCGTGAGCAGGTCGAGCTGGCTGTCAGTTCGCTGCGTCATTTTTTGGCCAACTCGTGGAACTCGGCGATGTAGGCACCAGCGGCCAGGCAGGCGCGTGAGTGGCCGTGCACCATCGGATTGCCGACCCCATGCTCACACCAGCAGAATCCTCGGAGGGCCTTGATGATGTCCACCGCGCGCTGCTGCTCGGCGCGCTTGGCCTGCCATACGACCTGACCGATGATGCCGCCTAACTCTTCCGCTTGCGCCGACAAGGAGGTGGGTGCAGCCACGTCTGGCTTCGGTGCGGCGCTAGCACCCGTAGCGCCGGCAGGGCTCGGCGAGTCCTGCCCGAGCGAAGCATCGACCTTGGCGATGATGCTGCGCAGCCTGTCAACGGACAATCCACCGCCCGGTCCTTCCGGATGCGGGTCATACATCGAATAGACAACCTCCTCCACCGCGCGGCATAGCGCCAGGTCACGCTCAGCGCGCCAGTTGTGTTCACTGGTCATGTGCTCTTCCTCCCGGGCCAGTCACCGCGGGGCCGTGCCCGCTGAATGCGCTCGGCCAGCGCGGTGATGTTCGCAGGTGGGGCCAGCGGGTCGATGACCTGCACGGCGCCATGTTGGGCCCCCTGGCAGCCATCGCACACGCAAATGGGCGACAGGCTGCCGCGGCACATCCAGCTGCACTCGCCTGGCCTGGGGTCGGGCAGCCGCGGGCTGTAGATGCGCTCGGCCATGCGGCAGGTGTCCTTGGCGCGCACCTTTTTGCGCCACATGACGCGTTGCACGGTGAAGTTGCCCGCCCCCAGGCAGAACGAGTGGTCAAATGCTTCGATGGCCTTGCTGGGGTCCTTGCCGTCGAGCATCATGCGCAGGTGGCAGCGCTCGCAGTGCGCCACGTAGCGGTCACGCGGGGTGGTGTCGAAAAAGCGATTCATGTGGTTGGGGGCTTTCGGCCGCCGGGACGGCCATTGTCATTGACTATGCACGCATGCATGGTGCGTGTGCCCAAGCGTTTGCGGCGCTCCACTCGTTGCTCAATGGTGCATCGGTCACAGCGCGCCGCGTAGTGCGTCAGGCGGCCGTGGCCGCACAGCGTGCACAGGCCGGCGCGCTGCTTGTCGAGTTGCCATCGGCGCTGGCGTGACAGGTTGTTCATCGCGAAAGCAGAGAGTCCTCGATCAGCACGGCAGCCGCGCCGTAGGCGGCCAGGCAGGCGGCATCTACCAGGCCATCGTGCGGCTTCTTAAAGCGACCCGCCATGCGCGGGTCGAAACCCGGCAACCGCTGGCTCACGTACTGCAGGGCCAGCTGCTTGGCCGTGACCTTGCCCGATGGCTTGCCCAGCCGCAGCGCGCGGTGCCAGGTGCTGGCCTGCACCACAACCAGCTCCCAGCCCCAGGCGCTGGCCCAGCCCACGTACATGCCGTGGCACTTGGCTAGGCTCACGGCGGTGCTGGCGCTCCACCCCGCGCGGCCCTGCACATCTTCGAGCACGATCATCGGCTGGTCCACTCGACGGTACGACCACGGCCTGGCTCGCAGTGCCGCAGCCATGGCAGCGGCGTCGTAGGTTTTGGCCTTGCCGGCGGTCATGATGTAGTCCTGGTGCAGCAACCAGGGTTGCATCTCACCGTCGCGCAGCATCACCACGGCACCGCTCATGCCGGGGTCCACACCCAGGATCAGCTTCACGGCTCGCCAGCCAGGTAGGCGCGCACCTCGGCGTGCAGCTTGCGCTCAGCCTCATCAATGGCGCCCTCTTGCATCGCCTCGGCCCAGGGAAGCGGAACGCGGGCATGGTAGTCGGCAACTGAGAGCTGCTTAACGGCGCGCAGGAATGCCTTGTCCTTGCCGGTGTTGTCCACGGCTTCACGCAGGATGGCGCGATCGGCCATCGCCAGCCGCTCCGCAAAGTCTGCGGCGATGCGGGCGCGCTCTACCCATGTCTTAGCGCGCACCATTTCCCTGGCAAGGTAGTTTTCCGCCTTCTGCCGCGCGGGGTTGGTGGTCATGGCTCCTCACGCAGCAATATACTGAGGGCCTCGGCCGGCACCATGCCCAATAGCAATTCATCCGTGGGATCTTCGTACACGGCATCCTCGCCCTCGAACCGAACAACGTCAGCCCCGCTATGGTGCCAAACAGCGCGCAATGCAGCCATCAATGCTTCTCGGTATGTCATCACTTCCCCTCCTCCGCTGCATCCACTTCGGCGCAGACCAGGTGCCAGGGTGGCGGCGCCACCAAAGGCGTGGCGTATTGATACTGCCCCTGCCACTGTGCGTCCCGGTACCGCACCGCCTTCACAATCTCCTCGGCGGCGAGCTTGGCTGCCTTACGCGAGGCCTCGATGCCGCTAGGATGTGCAATCACATGCCATTTGCCATAGACAGCCTTAAGTATGGCTGTCGCCAACCGCTCCTCAGCCTGTGCTCTAGCTTGATCGCTCATAGCTCTTGCACCTCGTAGGCGGCGAACCTCTCCGTTCTTTCGAGCCAGTATTCGATCCGCTTGACGATGCACACTCCGCAGAGCAAGTTGTCACCCGGCACGCCGAGTAGCGGTAGTCCACCACCGTGGCTGACGATCTTCCAGAGCGGATCAGGAATATTCCAGTCCGCGCGGTAGCGTTTGCGGCAATTTTGGCATTTAGTGCCGGACTCTCGCGGATCAAGCTGCTCCGCCGCCAGCCGCTTGGGGTCGGTCATGGATCCTCCTTCGTCGCCTCGGCCCAGGCGCGCGCTATAACCGTGCCTTCGTCGAACCGGCTGCCAGCTTGGTCGGCATAGGCCTGTAGCAACCGCTCCGCGAAGTCGGCGGCGATGCGGGCGCACTTGTCGATGTCGCCACCTTCGCCATAACCCGCGTAATGCCTATCCAGGCCGGCGTCTAAAAACTGCTCTTTAAGCCACATAACCGCTGCGGCGCGTGGGTCGGCGGTCATTGGCACTGCGCTCCGCTCATCTTGCATCGGCTCTGCCGCACGCTGTCCAGCGTATGGCCGTGAGCGTCGATCACGAGCAGCACCGGATCCTGTTCATCATTGACAGGAAGCCGCGGGATCAAGGCGCCGTTACGTTCGATTGCATCGTCCCAATCATCTGCCGGTCGAGCCTTCTCCCCGCGGGCGGCAAACCATGCGAGCGCAAGCGCGCAGAGTAGGTTACCCTCGTAGGGGTCGCTGTCCTGGTAGTCACCGGCCACTTTGTCCCACAGTGCGATCCACTCTTCGCGCGTCACCCATCCCCCCTATCCCGCGCCATCGCGCGCTTGACGGCCTTCCGCCATTCGGTCATGGCCTTGGCTGCTACGTCCCTTCGCCAGGCGCGATAACACGGGCGCATTAAGCGTTCGCCATCGTTCCATGAGTCACCGCACCCGGTACAGGTGACGAGCCAGCCGTACCAGTCCTGTAACTTGGCAACCATCCGGCGCCGCCGCTTACAGGTTGGGCACGCCATGATCCGGGCTTCAACGCGCTCAAACCGTGGCCGGCACACAATGGCGCCACCAAAAGTGAAACAGCCTCCACCGCTCACTCCCCGCCCTCCGGCTTGATCGTCTCCACGGCAATGCGCGCCATTTCGTCATGCATCCAAAACGGCATTTCACCCCACATCTTCCGCCATGGTGCGCCCTGCTCGCTGCTGAAAAACTCCTGCCACGCGCGCACGATGGCCACACCTTCCGGGGACAGGTCGGGATTGCCGATTATTCCCATTACCCGCCCTCCGGCTTGGCGCTCTCCGCGTCGGCGCAGACCCGCGCCCACATTCGTTCCATCTCCTCGTGCTCCGGCCAGGGCTTGGGGTGCATGTATTCGGCCGCCTTCGCAATCTCCTCGGCGGCGAGCTTGGACATTTCGCCAAGCAACTCAGGGATGGTGTAGGCGTGCTGGCTGTCATGCCGCAGCGTTGTCCATCGCTCGTGCATCTTCTCCGCCATCCGCTGCTCGGCCAGCGCGCGGGCGTCCATTACTTCTCCTCCGGCGCGTAGACATATAAGACTCCATTCACGTCACAAACCAAGCCCCATCCCTTCTGCCAGACCTGCCAGCGCGCGGCGGCGTGGATGAAGTGCTTCGGATCAACCGGCAAATCGGCTACGACCATGAGCCGCGCCATCAGCGCTGCGTCCCTGGCTGCGGCCCCGGCTGCGGCCCCGGCGGCCTCGGTCAGGCTGCCCAACAGGCGCCGGGCCCCGGGGCTGCCAGCGGTGGCAGCCACGGCTGCGTCCCCGGCTGCGTCCCAGGCTGCGTCCACGGCTGCGACCCCGGCTGCGGCCCCGGCTGCGTCCCTGGCTGCGTCCCTGGCTGCG